TTTTTTTAATATACATGCGCGCCTGTGCTCATGCGCTCGCTCGTCTCCGCGCTTGTTTGCAATTTTACCGCGCTAAAGTTACGGACAGACGCGGAGGTGTGCAAGCACTTCGTGCCGCAGGCGCAGCACGCCGCAGGCGCGTTCTTGTCCTGTTTGTAATTTTAGTGGGCTGTCGAGAGCTACAGTTAAGAAAACTGGGAAATTGGGAAACTGGTGTAATTTCAATGACTTACAAAGGCAAAAAAGGAAAACTAGTAAATTCGGTAACTTACAGCGATTTTAAGAACGATTCTTACAGTTTGGCCGAGTTAAGTTATTGATTTCATTAGCCTTTTCCTAAGTACTGGATTTCCTTACAAAAATAACTTTACCGCACTAAAATTACAAACAACCAGCCTGCTCTGCAGGACAGTGCGCTTGTCCGGGAATTGAGCATCTGCCTCACGTCAGTGTGGCGCAGTCGCGCCTCTGGCGCAGGTGGCATGAAGCGCAGCTTTGGCACGAGACTTGCATGTGGCCTGCGGATTGCTATTGCAAGAAGCGTGCCATGGTCCTGATGTGTACATCAAATCATCCAATCCTCGGCTCTCTGAAGTCTGGGATGATCATATACATGATCCGGTCGATACATGGTCCGACATTAAGATGATCTCTCCAAAGATACCGAGGGAGTTATGCTTCGACTATGGCATCATGCGACAACATCGACATGCGACAAAGCCAGCTGCAGGAAGGGTTGTTGTCATCTTTGATGTACATGATCCTCTCCTCTGTGCTCCTGAAGAGCCGTGCTCCCTCGACATGGATGATCCCTCGACATACTGTGCACCGACAATGTAGAGCGGGACTGATGCTCTACACCTGCGGTGCAGGACATCGACCATGATGGCTCCTCGACATAACGCGAACCGACCTGCGACATACACTGCCGTGCGACATATCGACTTGCGACAACACGTGGGGTGAGGAAAGACTAGTATGATAATATACTTTATTCATACAGATTTAATAGGTATTAACTTAATATCTATCAATTCAATATCTATTGTCTCAATATCTATCAATTCAATATCTATCAATTCAATATCTATTAACTCGGTGTCTATTGGATTTGTATGATTTACTTTGGCACGCATATTGCAATTGCAAGAAGTGCGCCACATGCGCTGGTACGGTTTCTGCTATAGCAAGTATCGTGCCAGAGGGAATTCATACTAAACCTATAGGAATACTGTGGTATATGATTTGCCATTGCAAAGTTTGTGCCAAGCGTCTCCGGCGCACTTGGCATGTTTTTTGCATGAAATGCTGCAAATCTTTGCCGGACACGTTTCTTGGCCACATGGCCGGAATACCGCAAGTTGCTGTTTTCACTTGGAAATTTGTCTCGTGAATCCGGCCATAAACCGGCCAGAATGTCCGGTATGTCCGGTTTATCATGTCCGGTTTATATCGGGAGTGCTCTAAGTGGTGAATATTGTTGAGAAATATTTTTGCAATAATGATTGTTTTCTGGCACGTGTGTTGCATTATATCATGGGCAAATATCACGTGGTGGCAGGAGGGAGGTGAAAATATGAAAGAGACGCTGACAGTGACAGGTGGCACAATACCCAAGGGGTATTGTCGCACAGTGACTGTCACTCTGCCGGACTGGCTGAAGGCAGATAATCCGGTAGTGGCAGACCTTGCTATCCGTCAATTCTTTACGGATGTAAGGAACGCTGCTAGGACTCTGCCCATGCCCGGAGACAAACTCCGTGCAGTTGCTAAAAGCAACCCGGAGTTGGCTTCGGAGCTGAGCCGCTTGGCAGAAGAAGCGGATACTTCAGCTCATAAGGCTCGTAGCTTTTCGGTTCACGGGCTTGAGCTGAAAGCATCGGCCATCAAGCCCGTCAAGAAAAAATCTTGACGGCTTGTGCGGAGTGACGCCCGCGTTTAGTCCAGAATCCGCCACCCGATTCTGGATACCTTAACCCAAAAAGCAGAGCAGAACATGCTCTGCTTTTTTACATCATCCAATTCCTACCGATTTGATGTGGTATATCTTTTGCATATGGCATGATACTTGCAATATGCAAACTCTGTGCCACATGCAAACTCTGTGCCATCCTACTTGCTTAATCTATATTAAATTAATAGATATTTTTATGCAAGATATTAGATTGGTATGAATTGTGTTACGACTTCTCGAAACGCGCCCAAGATACAGACTCAACAATCAAAGATGTCGCGAGCAGCGAAGCTACCCTTTGCAATCCCACCAAAAGTTTATCCTTGCAAAAACCGAGGTTTTGTGGTAGGGTAAAGTAGGGTGGCCGAAACATACGAAGGAAGGGACGATATGGAGCCGAAGATCAAACGCAGTGAATGGAATCGACTTGAGAAGCTGATTCAGGAGCAGAAGAAGGCGACAACGCAGGAGCGCGAGAAGCGCAACGAGCGTAGCCTCCTCGCAAACTCTTTTCGGAGTTTTCGGAAATGCTGAAGGGAATTACGGATCGGCATCGGGAGATTATCCGCCGACTTGTAAAGGGTGAGGATCAGACCAGCATCGCCCGAAGTCTCGGCATTTCGCCTCAGAGGATCGGGCAGCTGAAGCGAGATCCAATATTTGCCTCAGCCCTGGCCGAGGTGCGGGATGTTGTTGAGGCAAAGTATGTTTCAGAACGCGTTACCGCGATGGAGGTGCTTGAAGAGGCCGCTACGGAGGCTGCAGAATTCAATGTGGGGATGATGAGAAATGAAGATGTTCCATTGGCCTTGAGGCTGAAAAGTTGTTGGGATATTCTTGATCGCACCGGCAATAAGGCTGTGGAGAAGCACTTGAGTGTTCATGCGGATATCACGGAACTGATAACTGAGGCGTACAATCGGAGGAGGCAGCAGCAAAGCTGCCATGCTGACGAGGGGCACGGATCGTGAACTTGAGCGTAGAAGCGTTGAGCTATTATGTTGATCATCCTGTAGAGTTCCTGCAAGACTTGGTGGACGGGGTTGATTTTGATCAGTGGCAGATCGATGCCTTTGAGGCGTTGCAGAAGGATCACTTCGTAGCGATTCGGTCCGGATCGGGCGTTGGTAAGACGGTTTTCCTAGCCCTTGCACTTCTTTGGTTCCTGGCCACTCGGCCAAATTCTAGAGTACCGTGTACAGCTCCATCTCAACATCAGCTTTTTGACCTGCTTTGGGCTGAGTGTTATAAGTGGATCTCGAATAGCGAGTACCTGGGGCATATTCTTCGATGGAAGCAAACGAAAATTGGAGTGGTAGGTCATGAGCCGAATTGGTACGCAGTAGCACGTACTGCACGAGTTTCGCCAGACGGCACGGTGGCTGAGGGTTTGCAGGGGTTTCATGCAGAGGATAACCTCTTGTTTATTGTTGATGAGGCATCTGGTGTTCCCGATGCGATCTATCCGGCAATTGAAGGGGCATTTACGGGGCCGAATGCATACTGTATCTTGGCCTCAAATCCAACTCGAGATGCAGGCTACTTTCACAGCGTTTTTAACGATATTAACATGCATGGGTTGTATCATCTCATTCACGTCTCCGGCCTCGATTCGAAGTTCGTGTCGGAGCGGTGGATTAAGATGATGAAAGCGAGGTATGGAGAGGATCACCCAATTTACAAAATCAAGGTGCTCGGTGAATTTCCAGGGTCAATTGGAGACTTGCTCATACCTCCGGATTATCTTGAGAAGATGGTGAATAACGACCGGAGTGTGGTTTCATATGACGGGGCCGGACATGAGTTCGGAGTTGATATCGGGCGGACGAGTAACAGGACAGTTCTGACTGTGAGGCGAGGAAATCAGGTACTTAAGATCGATGTGCATGCTTATGTGGGGAAGGTGGACGATGCAATTGACATCGGCAATTGGATTGTGGAGCATGCTCAAGCATACCGCCCAACGGCAATTAAGATTGATGCAACGGGGCTCGGAGCACCGATTTATGACTACGTAAAGCGTCTCTATCCAGCAATTACATACGCCGTTTATGGCTCTGCGAGTCCTGAGGGCGAATTTGCCAGAAATTACCTCAACCTTCGGGCACAGGGTTACTGGGAGTTGAGGAACATAATTCCTCACCTTTACTGCAATTCGTGGCCGGATCAACTGCTCGTGGAGTTGGGGACGTTGAAGTTTCAGATGGCAAATGGCAAGATCAAAATGCCTCCGAAAGAGAGTATGAGCACTTCGCCAGACCACGCGGACTCGCTCATGTACGCTTTTCTACGTGCAGAGCTTTGTGCTAAGCAGGAGGATGCTCCTAACTTTGTTGGAACTCTTACGAAGGTTAATGAGGAGTTTCGAAAGACATCGAGGTGGGATTTAAACATTCCCTCCAGCGGACTTAGAAGGTTTCAGATGCTTCATTAGAGGATTCTATGGCAAGGCCAAGATTGGAAATTGGACGAACGGGGCTGAAGCATTATTCGGGGATTGTTTATGAGGAATTTCTGTCATCTCTCCAGGGGCTGCAGGGCCTTAAGGTGTTCAGGGAGATGTCGGATAATGATGCAATCGTCGGAGCTGTACTTTATGCGATTAAGCAGATTCTGAAGGAAGTGCGGTGGAGTGTGACAGTAGCGGAGGGAGGGGAACAAGGAGATGTCGATTTTCTAAACGAGTGCATCAATGGTCTGATGTATCCCTGGTCATGTGTGATGGATGAAGTACTGACGATGATGGAATACGGCTTCGCCATCCTTGAGCAGGTATACATGAGACGATCTGATGGGAAGATTGTTTGGAAGAAGTTTGCCCCAAGGGCGCAGAGTGCCGTTGAGATGTGGGATATTGATGAGTACGGCCAAACACGAGGCGTTTGGCAAAGACCAGAGCCAAATTTTGAGTTGATTTACCTTCCGATAAATAAGTGCGTGCACTTGACAACAAGTTCGATCTTGCAAAATCCAGAGGGCCGAAGTCTGCTTCGAAATGCATTCCGGCCATGGTTCTTCAAGAAGACGATTGAGGAGATCGAGGCGATTGGGATTGAGAGAGATCTGGCGGGATTGCCCATTATCGAACTTCCTGAAGGACTGGACCCGGGATCGGATGATGAGAATGATGCGGCACAAGTTACAGCCGCGAAAACGTTGCTGACGTCCATTCGAAGAGATGAGCAAGATGGCATACTCCTGCCTTACGGGTGGAATTTGAGGCTGCTGGCCTCAGAGGGACAGAGACAGTTCGATACCGTGTCAGTAATCAACCGATACAACAAAGAAATCTCTGTAACCGTGCTAGCACAGTTTGTGATGCTAGGCATGGAGAGGACGGGAAGTTATGCGCTGGCGCAGGAGCAAACTGATCTTTTCTACTTGTGTTTAGAGGGATGGGCCAACAAAATCGCATCGGCTTTTAATTACCAGGCAATTCCGAAGCTCTTCGCATTGAATGGAGTAGTTGGTCGTCCGCTGCCGTATATTGTACATGCACCGGTTCGAAAGATGCGACTTAGGGATATGGCGTACTATGTTAGCTCTTTGACTGGTGCCGATGCGTTAGAGATAGATGACGCGCTTAGAAGCTATTTGAAGTATTATGCTCGCCTAAGCGAGTTCAGCGAGGTTGAAAAGTATTCGTAGAGGGAGGTGATTTAATGCCATATCCTAACGAACATTCGTGCAGGCTTGAAAGTCCTGATCAGTTCGATCGATTTGCGAGGGAGAATGATGCAAGAGAGCATAAGGGGAAGAAGATAGATGTAATTTATGGGATCAAGGACGGCAAGAGCAGGGTGCAGGCATTGAGATTTCCGAAGAGCATTTGGTCTGAGTCTGAGGCACGACATTATTGTGCTGGAAAGGGATCTTTTGAGCCGGCTCTGCAGAATGAGACGAGCCTCAACAGCAAGGGGCTTGCGCATGCTAAAGCCCTGATAAGAGCCGGAAAGGTAGACTCGACTTCGTCTTGGAGCTTTAGTGCAGCGGATGGAAATAAGATTTTAGGAGATAATGACTGGAGTGAGTATCGAAAGTGGTTTCTCGGAATTGATCCAACGAAGGATAGTGAAACGCGACAGTATTATAAGTATCCTTTTGGAAAGAATGGGAAGGTGTATCGATCGGCGGTGAGGGCTATCAGAACCAGGGCCGCTCAGCAGGGAGCGACGGAAGTTTTCAATGCTGCGGGGAGCTTGATGGATATGTTGAATAAGGATCTTAAGTTTGAGTTTCTGAAGAAAGACTCCGCGAAGCAGATCGTGTATGGAATTGTCTTTGAGCCAGATTTTGAAGATGCACATGGAGAGTATGTGGCGAAAGAGGACATCGAAGAAGCTGCGCATTTGTATATGGCAAAGTACCAGAAGGTTCGTAGGTCACATCAGGAGCTGCTGAAGAATGCGTATATCGTGGAGAGTTATATTGCTCCAATTGATATGGACTTTCGAGATTTGACGATTAAAGAGGGCACGTGGATTGTGGCAATGAAGGTTGAGGATGATGAGCTGTGGAGGCAGATTGAAAGTGGAGAGATCAAGGGTTTTTCTGCTGGAGGCTTTAAAACTTTTGCGTGATAAGGAGGTGAGATGAGTGGCAAAGAGGATAATACCGCTGATTGAGGAAATTTCTCTTGCATACGAACCAGCAAACAAGAGAAGATTTATCATGAAAAAGGAGGTGAAAGATATGAAATATGAGGAGCTTCTGAAGGAACTTGAGAAGTGTGAGGAAGTTGCACTTGAGAAGGGTGAGTACATCGAGGGGCTTTTGAAGGATGCAAAACTGTCTGATGAAGCCCGCGCCGTCGTCAAGCTCGGTTTGGGGATCATGGCCACAAAGGCTGATGAACTTCCGGAGGGCTTGTTTAAGGACATCGCAAAGGTTCCTGAGTACAAGTTTGTGGGTGTGAAAGTGGAGAAGAAGGAAGAGAAGAAGGAGGTTGAACCATTGAAGAAGGAGCTTGAAGAGGCTCAGAAGATGATCAAAGAAATGCAGGCTGAGCTTGAGAAGGAGCGCGATGCACGGCGTCTCGGAGAGTTGATCACGATGGTTAAGGACTTTGGTGCTCCTGGTGATGCTGAGAAGACTGCAAAGGTGCTCTTGACCCTGGAGAAGACCAGTGAGGATGCTTTTGAGGAAATGAAGAAGAATCTCGAAGCGGCTGGTGCTGCCTTGAAGGCTGCCGGTGTGTTCTCGGAGATCGGAAGTTCGGGAGCCGGAACTGGAGCCGACTCTGCGTATGAGAGGCTGAGGAAGGCTAAGGATGAGATCCTGGAGAAGGATAAGGTTTCTGAGGATGTTGCCTGGGAGCGGGCTGTGAAGCAAAATCCAGAGCTTTATAAGGAATATTTGAATTCACAGAACTAAAAGGAGGTGATGACTTTGGCTATTGAGGTTAATATCTTTGACATGCCGATGAAGGCTGCAGGGGACTTGAGTGCGAAGCAGTATTATGGCATGAAAGTCAGTGCGGACTTTACCGTTACTACTGCAGGGGCCGCAGATGCAGCGCTTATTGGAATCTTGCAGAACAAGCCAGCGGCTGCGGGCAGATCTGCATCCGTTCGGAAAGTGGGGATTTCAAAGGTTGTACTTGGCGGAACTGTGGCCGCTGGAGACAGATTGACTACAGACTCCAGTGGCAAACTGATCAAGACGACCACATCAAACAACAGGTATTGTGCCATTGCCATTGAGGGTGGAGATTCAGGAGATACCGTCTCCGCTGTTATGGAATTTGGTTACGTGCCGTAATGATAAGTGAAGGAGGTGAATAAGAATGCCAGAACCTACTGGTAGCGATCTTCATATTGATTCGCTTTTGAGTAATATCAGTATCGCGTATTTGAACGAGCCGTCATCCTATATCGCGGATCGGGTTTTCCCTGTGGTGAAGACTACGAAGCAGTCAAACAAGTTTGCGAAGTATACGAAGTATGATTGGCTTCGTAACGAGGCAGGACCGAGGGCTCCGCTTACTCCTAGTCGCGGTGGCGGATTTGGAGTAGATACTCCCGGAACCTTTTTCTGTGATGAGATCAGCTTCCATCAGGACATCGCAGATGATGACATTGCAAATGCTGACGATGTGTTTGATCTGAGGAAAGATGCGGCAAGGTATGTGGTCGAGAAGTTGAGGATCTACAGAGAGGCTGATTGGGCCTCAAAGTACTTTGCCACAAGCATTTGGGGGACTGATCTTACAGGTCAGACTGCAAGTCCAGGCTCTAATGAGTTTTATGTGTGGGATGACTACAGCAACTCGACTCCGATTTCAGATATTGAGGATGCCAAGGCGATTGTGAGGAAGGCTACGGGTCTGTTGCCGAACACGCTCGTGGTTTCTGAACGTGTGCATATGGCCTTGAAACAGCACCCTGACATTGTGGATCGGTTCAAGTACACACAGGCTGGAATTATGACTGAGGAGCTGCTGGCGAAGGTTTTTGAGGTTGATAACTATTTCAAAGCCTCTGCCATCTTCGCTGCATCTCCTGAGGGCAGTGAAAGCACCTCGTATATTCTTGATGAATACAGTGCTCTGCTTGTGTATGCTGCTCCGGCGCCATCTAGGTATCGCCCGACGGGCGGATATACCTTCCGTTGGATTCGACCGAAGGTTGGAGGCCGAGAGGGTGAAAGGCTCGAAGCCACGATCCGAAGGTGGAAGATGACAGAGCTTGCGGGAGAGAGAGTTGAGGGAAGTATTTGGGAGGATCAGAAACTCGTCTGCTCCGATTGTGGCGTGTTCTTCGATGATGCTGTAGCTTGTGGTAGAACCCTCACCTAATTCGGAGGGGTTATGAGCTTCACATACGACGAAACGCAACTGGATAGCTCGGTTTTGTATCGTATCAGACTCGAAATTGGCGATACAGACGAAGATAATGTGCTATTACAGGACGAGGAGATCAATCAGATCATAGCGGAAGTATCGGGCTTCTATTCCCGCGTGGCTCGGTGCTTCCGCCTACTCGCCTCCAAGTTCGTGCATACTTCGTACTCTTTTACAATCGGGAGGTTGAGGGAGGATCGAGGAAGCTTGAGAGATCACTACCTCAGCCTTGCGAAGAAGTATGAGGCAAGATCGTCTGTGCCATGGAGCGGCGCAATTTATCAGGATGATAAGGACGCCGTTGAGGATGATGACAGCCTTGTGGCGAGTAAGTTTCAGAAAGGGATGCATGACTACACATGAGTGATGTTCGGAAGTATCTAACTGATACTGTTGATATTATCTCCGTTACGAGGAGTCAAGGTAGCAGGACGACTAGTACGACATCTGGAGTCGCTGCCTGGGTAACGTATGAGACTGAGCGTATCTTGAGTGGCGGGGGTGATGAAAGACGAACTAGAACTATTGTGTTTCTTGAGCCGACGGTGAGCATCAATGTTGGAGATGAGATCATAGTCGACGGCGTGACGAGACCAGTTGTGGAGATTCGGAAGCTGAAGACCTTGAGTGCAGATCACCACCTGGAGGTGGAGCTTGGCTGAACTGAACTTCAGTAAGGGCCTGAAGAACTTTAAAAAGTTTCAGAGAAGCGCGACGAGTGCGGCACTTATCGGAAGCCAAGAGGGTCTGGAAGCTGCTGCAAAGGAGTTTCTGAGCGATTGCTTGAATGTATATCCAAAGGTGCCATATGCAACTGGTGCGTTGAGGGATGCGCATGAGTGGTTCGTGAAGCGACAGGGCAGATGGTCTTATGTGGGAGGTGTGAGGGTGGTGGGGATTCCGTATGCTAGAGTTGTACATGAGGGTGTAAGTCGATGGGGAACACCTATCACCTATAAGACTCCTGGAACGGGAGCGAAATGGATTGAGATTAAGCAAGTTACGCTTGCAGAGAAATATTACAGAACTGCTTCGAGGAAGGTTTCAGACAAGCTACGGAGAGCTTTTAGACGATGAGTCTTGTACTTGATCTTGTGAATTACATTGCATCTCAGACCAGCTTGACTGTTGATACTGATCTCTTCGTTGAGGCTAGTGTGTATGATGCACCATCCAAGTGCGTAATTGTGGCTGAGAACTATGGAACTGATAATGAATCGAGGGTGAAGCAATACTCGGTTCAGGTTTTTGCGAAGGATTTGGCTCCAGAGGATGCAAAAACTCTTGCAGGGACGGTGTATGACCTGCTGGCTCACAAGCCCGGATTTTCTGATGTATCCTTACAGGACATTTTCTACGTGGACGTGCTCTACACTCCAGCTATTATTGATCGAGATTCCCGGGGCTCGTTTATTTGCTCTTTCTCCTTGCTTGTTAGGATGAAGTAATGGCCTTTGTCTCGAAGTCCAGCGTTGCGAGTAGATTGACGGAGATTCGAACAGTCTTCTTGGCTTCTTATGAGGCTCCGACAATTGCTTGGGTTGTTGATAAACCAGATCCGAGGTTGTTCGAGTATGGCACTGAGCTCGGCTTTAGCAGTTTCGTTTACGAGGGTGGGGATTTAAGTGTCCTCTGTCACGCAGGTAGAGTTGTGTTTTGGCATGTAGAACTTGAACAGAGGCACATCAATGCAATGATTTTTTGTAAAAATTATGACGTTTCGGTTATCTGGGTCGGAGAACTTCCAGGTCGGCTTGAGAGGCTGGTACATTGGTTGTTGGATGAGATTTCAGTTGAGGACCTTTGGGGGCTGATTTGGCGAACCTAGCTCTTGGATTTTCGAATGGAATTGGAAATTTCCTCTTCTTTATGGCTGCTGCGTGGCCGTTGAAGAGGCAAGGGCATAGGCTGACACTTTTGACGGATGATGATACGACAAGTTATGAGACGATTCGAATGCTCGCTTCGCTCGTCTTCGATGAAGTTCGGACGAGGTGTCGGCCGAGGCTGTATGATGAAGTTTTGTGGGCTAGATGGTCAATGCCAAAGGCGATTTTGAATCGGTTCAACGTCCGAAAGTTGAAGGCCGTTGCGTGGAGTGAAGAAGGTATCCATGAAATTCAAGAGTATCTTGAGGCTTTTGGTCTCGATAATGATGACCTTGACCTTAATGATCTCTACGGATTTTGGCCGGAGACTGACGGGCCGGAGCTAAATGGAGCTGAGGTGCGAATTGCACTGGCGAACTGCTCGGTACATAACGTCGCCTCGAAGAAGCGATGGGACAAGTTTCCTGAGCTTTCAAGGAAGCTCGTGGAGCTTGGGTGTGATGTTTATCTTCTTGGAGCGGGAGATGAGCTAAGAGGATGCGATGGTTATGATCTTGTAGGAAAGCTGAGCTTGTTTGAGACGGCACATGTGCTTGGGCAGTGCGATTTTTTAGTCTGCTCCTCGACGGGGCTGAGTGTCGTTGCGGATGTTATGCAGGTGCCAGTTGTTTTGATTGAGGGGCCGATGCCACTTTCGAAGAATCATCCACTCCTTACACCTTATCGAGTCGTGAGGAGGTATATTTCTTGTGCTCCGTGTTTCCAAAGTTCGCTTTTTAATTTGTGTGGAGATCCTATTTGCATGAGAAGCGTAACTGTGGGAGATGTACTGCAGGTGCTGAGAGAATGGTTGTAAAGAAGTGCTTCTGTAGGAGCTGTGACTTCACGAGTACTGTTAAGAATGGGCTTCCTGTTAGAGTGTGCTCAGGGTGTGGCGCTATGCATCAGGAAGTGCGGATGGAGATAGATGAATACCGTGATTGGTATCGGAGAGAGTATCCGAGGGTGTATGTTCACACAAGGGAGCACGACTTGGAGGTTGGTGAGAAAAGAATTGAGCAGCACGGAGAGTATCTGCAGGAGCCGGTTCTTGATGTTGGGTGTGGAAATGGTGGCTTTCTAGAAGCTGTGAAGAGAGAAGGGATTTTGATTGATGGATGTGATCTTCGCAATTCTAGAGCTGATATTTACCACGGGGCTTTTGAAGAGCTACTGTTTCCGTCTGGAGGTTACGGTTCTATTACGATGCACGATGTTATTGAGCACTGCGTCGATCCGAGAGAAGTACTGAAAGAGGCTTGGAGAGTGCTCAGAGATGATGGGATGTTGATCGTCGAATTTCCAAACTTTTTTGTGTCAGAGGGTTTGCATCATTGGAAGAAAATTGAGCATCTCTGGCTTCTCAGTGAAGAGCAGATTGCAAGGTTGATTCGGAGTGCAGGGTTTGAGATCCTTGAGACTAAAGCTCCGATACCAGGGAAGCTCACCTTTTATGCGAGGAAGCTTGGAAGTGTGATGCTTCGAAGGCGGATCTTGGTACCTAGTGGAATTGGCGACATTTACTGGTTGCTTTGTAAGAAAGTTTTTTCAAATGGAGATTTGCCGAAGTTGTATGTAGTGAGTTCTTCTTATGATCGTGCACTTGAGTTTGTAAAAAGGGCTCCCTTTGTAGAGGCTGCGGGGTATGCGCCTCCGCCGGATAAGTGGTATGAGATGGTAACGGGTAAGAGGTGTTTGTACAAGGATGTAGGAAGTGATTTGGATTTCTTCTTGTCTGTTAACGGCCCCTTGACGTGGCATGGAAAAAGTTTGGATGATATTCATCCAGAAATTGAGACTGATTGGTATTATTCGATGTTTAGAACGTTGGATGAGATAATGTTTGAAGAGGGTGCTAAGAGTGCATTTGGAGAGTACGTGGTTGTGTTCTTCACTGATTCGGGATTTCATACTCGCTGGCTGCAAGAGTTCAACGTTGGCCAAATTATCGAGATGCTGAAGCTGTTGCATAAGGAGACGGGTTTTAAGGTGATCCTCACTGGAGGGTCATGGGATCATAATCTGCTAAATCAGACACTTTATGCTAATGTGAGGGAATTTTCGGAGTACCTTGTTGGACAGACAAACTTCGATCAATTCTTTGGCCTCTTTAGAGGCGCTGTTGGATGTATTGGGTATCCGGGCGGGAATACAATTATGTCAGTTCGCTTCAGAAAGCCAACTGTGATGCTGTGGCATCATTACTATCCAGAAAGTTTTTGGAAGAACGCCTGTCCGCCGGATAGCTTAGGTAGATGGTATTTTCCTATGAGCACGCGAGAGTGTACTCCTGAGAAGGTGGTTGAGACGTTTGTTTCGTCTGTTCGTAATTTTAACGCGCTAAAATTAGTTTAAGGAGGTGAGACTATATGGCGTTGGAACTTGGGCCTTGTCAGGTGCTTTTTGGTACTGCGGGTAGTGAAACAGATCTCGGCAAAACTCAAGGCGGTGTGACTGTTAGCTTCAATACTTCGGTGGCTGATCTTTTAAGTGATCAGTTCGGTACTGCTCCGGAAGATCAGGCCATTACCGGCCAAGGAGCAACAGTAACTGTGCCACTTGCCGAGTACTCTGTGGAAAACCTTGCAATTGCCTTGAATCAGACGGCATTGGATTATGGGGGTGATAAGGGGATCAAGGGTTCTTTGCTTACTGGTACTTTCTTGAAATCTGCAAAAGCTCAGAGTTTGTTAATCAAGAAGTACGTGAACGGTGTTCCGTCTACCGATGAAGATGATTGGATTCGCTTTCCATCAGCAGCACCGACTGGAACTTTTGACATTCCATATGACGCAGCAACGCAGAGAGTCATCGAAGTGACGTTTACAGCGTATCCGGATTCTAACGATGTGCTGTATTATATTGGTGATGAGACTGCTGCAGAGAGTGGGAGTTAGTTATGAAGAAGGTGGTGAATATTGATGATATCTTGGCCGAAAACGAGTTGTGCTTGATCTTAGGCGGTAGGGAGTATAAGCTCCAAGATATACAACTCAGAACTTACATGAAAGCTCTGAAGCAAATATCTGATGAGAGTGAACCGGCTCCCGATAAGGTCTATGACCAGCTCGCTGCACTCCTCGGAGTGCCGGCCAAGGATTTAAAAGAGGAGGTGGGGCTTAAAGGAGCAGGAGTAGCACTTAATGAGATCAGCAAATGGGTAACTGACACGATGCCTGCAGCGGAGACAGAAGATGGAAACCCTTAGATTGGGGCTACTGCTTCGCTGCAGTGGCATCAACTTATGGATGGACACATGAGGAAATTCTGAACTTGACTGTTCGGCAGTTCTTCATGTACCTTGAGCAGACTGCGAATCTTGAGCGGAAGAGGTTTTATATGATGCTTGAGGCTTCAAGCTTTGCTCTTGTATCTGAGGTAGATCAGCGGAGGATCATGGCCAAGTGGAGGCCGCCAATGACGCAAGAGCAGATTGATAAGCAATGGGAGGAGCTGCGTGCTAGAAGGAACAATCCAAGGGCCAAACATTGAGGCTGAACTCCTTCTAAACCTCACCAACTTTGTTGGTAATCTCAGTAAGGCTCATGGTCAGTTGAACAAGACGGTTAAGGAGATGGGAAATCGAATTGACCGTTTTGCGAAGACAAATGCCAAAGCCTCGAAAGAAATTTCTGAAGGTTGGTGGGCCAGATTTGGAGTTGTGGCTCTTGGCTTCACCGTTGCTTATCGTGCGATGAATGCATTTGAAGCCTTCCTGCGGAAGCTCGTCGATACGTTTGGTGATGCAATTCGTGAGAGCGGTGAGCTTGCATCTTATCAGGCAAAGCTCTCCATGTGGTATCAGATGCTTTCTGGAACTGGTGAGAGCTTTAGCACAGTCATGGGCAAGGCGGCCGTGAATATGAGGGCACTTGCTGATGCTAGTGTGCATTCGCTTAGCTCCCTTGAAGAGCTAACGACAGGATTTGACGAGCTTGGACAGGCGGGGCTGATCGTCAGTGCTAGCAATACGAAGGTCTTTGCAGATCTGGTCTCCTTCACAAAACTCGTGGCTCAGACAACAGGTTCCACGACTCGACAGATTCGACAGGAATTTCAAGCCCTGGCGCAGGGGCAGATCAAGACCACAGATATCTTAGCTCGAACTTTGAAGCGGCTCGGAATCTTAAGTAAGGAGGATATTAAAGACCTTCGGAATATGGTGAATACCTCTGAGATTCTAACGCGTGTTGCGGAGAGTATTTCAGGGTATTGGCGGGATGTTGAGAGTGTGATCTTGAGGGCTGATCCCGCACAAGCGTTACAGTTCTGGGAAAAGTCGCTGAGGGCGATAATTCGCGAGACAATTTCACTTAAGTCTGAGTCTAAGGGCTTGAGGAATATCTTCGCGGAGACATTTGTCAAGCATGCCGAGCGCTTTAGAAGGACAATTTCTCGTGAGCAACTCTCCGCATTGGGGTTGTTTATTGAGGACTTGAATAAGATTCTTGATGCAGCCCTTGGAGCTTTTGAGGCTCTTCTTCGAAATTTTGGGCTGATTTCCATCGCGGCACAGGAGCTATATCGAAGGCTGAAGCCACTGCTTCAGGTCTTCGTTTCATTCATGATCCTTCAGGTGATAAACAAGCTACTTGTTGGATTTGGGCGGGGCCTGAAGAGCTTGTGGGTCTTTACTACAGGGAAGTGGATAGGAAGGCTCGCGGGAGTTTCGGGGATTGTGCTCCTCGCGGTGACTGCTTTTCAGACTTTGGAGAAGCACTTACGCGGCCTGCCTAAGGTTTTCTCAGATGCTATTGATGAAATTAAGTCAAAAATGCCAGAGTTTCAAAAGCAGGTTAATAAAATCTGGGACAGCTTTAAGGACAAGTGGAAGAGCTGGAATGAGGAGATTGCGGCCGCAGGAAAGAAGGTCAACGAGTTCATGATGTGGATGAGTCGTGGTCTCAATATGATCGCAAGAAAGCTCGGCGTTAGTAAGGAAGTTGCTGATAAAATCTTTCCGACCGAGTGGGAGGTATCTGAGGCCTCAAAGAGAAGCGCGGAGGCTATAAACAATGGCCTGAGAAATCTCTACGGCGGTATTTCGGGGACTTTGAAGGAGGGTGAGGATGCAGTTGTATCTGGCCTGACAAAGGCCTGGGAGAAGGCCCGGGAATTCGTTGCTGGTGAGGGGAAGGATTTTGCTCAAGATTTTCTAGCAAACTTGAATAGCAACATTGAGGTATCTGCCAAGGTCGTTAGAGGTGTTGTTGAGAAGTTTCTGACTCACATTTTTAAGGGCGTAAAGTTTCCAAAGCTGTCTGCTGAAGAGTTTAACAAGTATACTAGCATGCTTGCAAAAGCGTATAAGGGCCTTTTACCTGTCATCCAAAGACAGAGGGATGTTTCTGTTGACGCGTTGCGTGAGCTTCGAGATGCGTTCAAGCGAGAGATGAGTAACTTGACTCGAATCTACGGAGTTGGGACTGCGATGCTTCGAGAGAAGCAGATGGAGCTTGCGAAGGCTTACCGGCGTTCTTTGCAAGAAACGATTTATGGAAAGGAGCTTTCTGAGAAGGCAAAGAATGAAGTCAATGCGCTGATGGATGCAATAAACAAGGCTTTGGGGCCGCGATTGCTCTATGGCTGGAATGCGGTTGTTGATGGATTGAAGAATGGTCTTTATGAAATTAAGCAGGATGTAATGAATGTCTCGAAGAGCATTCAAGGTGCATTTACCAGCGCATTTGATGGAATGTCTTCGGCGATAGCGGACTTCGTGTTTGAAGGAAAGAATAGCTTTGCAGATTTTGCGAAGTCTGTGCTTAGGATGCTCACCGAGCTTTCGATTCGAATGATGCTTTTTCAGAGCATGATGACAATTATTGGATGGTTCCCAGGCAAGGGTTCGGTGAAGCAGCCGGGATTTTTAACAAAGGGTGGAGCTTATGGTGGGCTTGCTGCCGGTTCTAAGATGCACGCCGGCGGGGTGGTTGGGGAGACCGTATTTCCAGTTCGTATGATCTCCGCAGAGGCATTTGCCTCTGCCGTCCGGTTGCACAATGGTTTGAGGGCCGATGAGTTTCCGGCCATTCTGCAGCGAGGGGAGACGGTGCTTCCGAGAGGTGTGGAGCCTCAGGTTGTACCGACTTACAATGTGATAATAAATGCACTCGACTCTCAATCTTTTGCCGAGTTTGCCAGGAGAAATCCACAGGGATTCTTGGGTCCGATTTTGGATCTTATGAAGACGAATCGGAGGATGAGAAATACTATGAGGGGTGTACTCTGATGGCAAAATTTCCTGACGAGACATCAGTCAAAATCTCAACACCTTTGTCGGATCAAATATCCTTTCAAACTATGAGGGTGGAGTTTGAGTCTGGATCTGAACAACGACGGCAGAAGTGGACTTATCCGAGACGAAATCCCAGAGTTGTTTATGACAAGAAGAAGTTAGAGGACATAAAGACTCTTTGGGAGTTTTACATTGCGAGAGGCGGGGCTTACGAGGCGTTTAACTTCTTCTATCCATATTCGTCCTCTTATGAGGATGAGTATGTTGGAACTGGAGATGGAAGTACGACAAGTTTCAACCTACCTTGTAGGAATGGCAGCAGCTTCACGGTTAAACTTGATGGTGTGACACAGAGTTCAGGATACTCGATTAGCTCTGGAGGAGGTGCAGATGGCGCCGATCTCTTGACCTTCACTAGCGCTCCAGGAAGCGGGGAAATCATAACCATCGACTTCACAGGGAATCTTAAGATCAGAGCTGTATTTGCTGATGACAATATGGACTTTGACGTCTTTTACAGATTCCTTGCTACAACTGGACTTCAGTTACGAGGGTTGTTGAATGAGTAACTTGGCGATTATGTCCAGAAACTTTTTACGTAGGTTCAGGCCTGGCACGAGCGTTCCGTGCTTGGATATGGTGCTGGAGTTGATGCGGAATCAGGGTATTGAGGTTCCTGATAGGTTCATGGGTCTAAGTAGAGCTGACGTCGAGAGGCTTGACTCGACCTTGTCGAAGCGAGTGCTTCTTGAGTTTTTAAGAGTGTATCTCCAGGAAATCTCTCCGAGTCAGAGATTTGCTGGAGATGTGCTCGTGATGCAACGAGGGACGCGGGTGGTTCTTGGGGTGGATGCAGGACACGGTTCAGTACTTGTTGGTGTTGAGAACGAGGGAATTGTCAAGACCTCTTTAGGGATGTATGAAATCGTTGGGGTGTTTCGGTGCCAGAGGCAAGAGAAGCATTAGTTACAGCTGTTAGTGTTATTGGTGCTATTGCTGCATATACGAATCCGGCACTTGCACCGTTCATTCTCATCGGAACGTCGTTACTAGCTGGTGGAGTCAATGCCATTCTCCAGGAAGATATGGACATGTCTCCACTCAGTGACGCGGCTAAGCGTGGACTGCAGATAAATACTCGATCTACACAGGAGTATGTTCGAGTAGTTTATGGAACACAAAAGATCGGTGGGAATGATGTTTATGTAAATACGAGGGGACATGACAATCATCACATGTACGTAGTCCAGGGCCTGTGTGAAGGAGAGTGTGAAGGTATTCTGCAAGATGATGGTGTAGATCAGGTCTTTCTAGATGACACTATCTACACTGAGTTTGGAGGCAATGTGAGTTACTGGTTCCATAGTGGCACTAACACGCAGAGTGTCGATTCTACGCTGAATTCGGCATTCTCTGAGTGGACAGATCCACTAATAAACCTGTGCTACATTGTTTGGAAGATAACACTTGACAGAGATTATTTTAACTCATACCCTCGACGGACTGTCATTTTGAAGGGGCTGAAGGTTTATGACTTTCGGGACGACACGACTGCATGGTCTGCAAATCCTGTACTTTGTTTATATGACTACATGACTAACGATCGCTACGGTATGGGTATTGACTCTGACAAGATTGACCTTGCCTCTTGGAGTTCGGCTGCAAATTACTGCGACTTGAAAGGTTGGGAGTTGAATGCAGTCTTTGAAGGTAGTAGAGCTGGGCAAGATGTGATTGATTCGATTTTGTCTCACTTTCATGGCTCTATGGTTCGATCAAATGGAAAGTATGTGCTGAGATATTTGGACGTCAACTACGAAGCAACTGTGATGGATATTGATGACGATCACATTGTACGAGACACAAGTGGTAAGATGCAAATAACTGTAACGCAGCCAGGGTTGTTTAAGAAGCCTGATGCTATGCAGGTTGAGTATATTGATGCAGAGAACAACTATGCGGTCGATAAAATCACAGTCGGTGATACTCTTGGAGTTACGAAGGTTTTGAGTCTTGTAGGATGTACGAGTCGTACTCAGGCCGGCCAGATTGGCACTTACAGTCTTGAGCGGTTGCAGTTGGATAGGATTGTCAGTGGAACATTTGCAATTGAGTGTCTGAAGCTAGAGCCCTTTGATGTCATCAACTTGAGTGTAAGTGCTCTCGGGATTTCTAATGAGCTGATGCGAATTACTGAAGTTTCGAAAGGCGTTGGGCAGACTGTCAATCTTACAATGATGTATGAGGATGTATCGCTCTATGATGACGACTACAATGTGTCAACACAAACTATTTACAACTGCACTTTGCCTGATCCAAAAGAGAAGCCTGAGTCAGTAACTAACATCGATGCAGATACTGAGGAGACATATGACTACAGAGGAAGGACTTACATCCGATGGTACATCGACTTCGACCTGCCTTCTGATGGAGTGCCAATTAAAGAGATTCGAGTTTGGGTATCTTTGGACAACGTGGACTTTAAGCAGCAGTTCACGACTAATGCATCATTTTACCTCGATCCTGTAGAAGAGGGTCAAACTTACTATGTAGTCTTGCAAGCTGTTTCTATCTATGATGTCGCTGAAACTTTTGAGACCGCTCCAAAGATCTCTCGAACGATTGTTGGAATATCAACTAATAATCCAAACTCTCTTGATGAAGTGTCCATCGTGGTAAATGACAACGCGGTTACGCTATACGCTCCGGAGCTTTCAGATCCCGACATCGTCGCGTATGAGTGCAGGTGGGGATCTACGTGGTCTGGAGGTGTTCTTCTTGCAAGACTTTCATCTCCAAATTTGTACCTTTATGGCGTAAGACCTGGTGAGCATACTTTCTTTCTGAATAGTCTCTCCTCTGCCGGGGTTTATGGATCGACACCTCGGTCTGGAACGGTAACAGTTCCAACTCCTAAGGCATGGGGCACGAGCGTTACAACGCAGACTTGTGATTATGATGGTGTAGGAACGCATAGAAATACCAAACATGTAACTTACGACTCGACAGATTATCTCCAGGCGGCGAGAGGGATTACTGAGGATGATGGTGGTATAAGATTGCATAACTCTTCAGATGTAGCATTAATTCGCGCTCAGTCTTTTCATGCAGTTCGCGATATTAGTCTCGACAAGCTCAAAGTGAAGATAAAAAGAGTGGGATCACCAAGTGGTAATCTCAAGGCATATATCTACGATGACAGTTCTGGACCAAATACTTCCATTGGGGAGAGTACAGCTAAAGATGTATCAAATATCAGTACCACTGCTGGATGGGTTCAGTTTAGCTTCAGCACTCCAATTGATCTGACGGAAGATACGAAGTATTACGTAGTGCTTGACGGTAATGATCTTACTGGTGACTATACTAATACGATAAATTGGAGGACAGATGCTTCAACGACTTGGGACGAATCTAGGTGGTATTATGATAGCTCGTGGCATGAAGCTACAACTTCATGCTGTTTGATTAGGGTTGATTGGCTAGTTGGAAAGTATATCAGTCCTGAGTATGATCTTACGACATCGGATACATATCTTGTATACATCGACACCTCTGTTGTCCTTGTTGGAGCTGGAAATACTTGGGGAGATATTGCTCCAGATCCAGAGACATGGGTGGATATCAATGCTGAAACGAGCACTTGGGGAGGATTGGTGCAAAGTGATATAGCTTCTCAAGTTGAAATACAGCTAAGATATGGTGATACGTCAGGGAACTTGACAAGTATCGTAAAGAAAATGGAGGTTTTGTCTGCGATAGTCACCGCGAGATATTTTCAGTACGAGATTCGGATCATTGACCCTGATTGGTCAACCAATGCAAAGGTGAAGCACTTTACGGCATATTGGAGAACGTAACTTTAACGCGGTAAAATTACGGGGAGGTAGAAGGTGTCTCAAGATTGGACTAGCAATGTTTACACAACCTCAACCGTTGTTGATACGACGATGTCGAATATTGAGTTGATGTTTGAAACGTTGAGAACTACGTTCTCGGGAACCAGCACTCCAAGCTCTCCAGTCCTGGGGCAGCAGTGGTATGATACAACAAAGCACTTGGTGAAGTTTTATGCGTATAATGGTGGATCAAATACTTGGTATGGATTTCTTGCTGGAAGCTCTAACCTGAAAATCTGGATCTACGCTAACTCTGCAATTGAAGGTTGGGCAAGGGATAGTTCGGTTACCGATGTAATCCTGAGCTTGAAAGGCGGATCTACCTATGTTACTGGTGGAGATGCTTCTCAGGGAAGTTGGACTATCTCAGGCTTAAGCTCCTCTGGTGGAGGGCATGTGCATCAGTGGTACAAGTACGGTGGCTCTTCGGCGGCCGATAAGACATACGACAGTGGAGGATCTGAAGTAGCCATAAGCAAATCGGCAAAGAATCCTCTTGGCATGTTAGCAAGTGGTGATACTGAAGGAAAACTGAATTTTGATAGTTACACAACGAGCGTGTCACATACACACACTGTCTCTCACACTGCCGGCTGGAGGCCTTTGGCTGCAACAGGGATTTTAATTTATCCGGATATTTAATTATGATTCTGAGTGAAAAGAAGCTAAGACAAATTGTACGAGATGAGGTAATCAAGGCACTAACGGTTGAGATCACCTGGGAAAAGCGTCGTAGTGAAGAAACAGGACAGCCTCTCGCTGCACCTGAGCTTCGGAAGGAGAAAGTGTTCTTGCCTGCATTTTGGGTGCAAGAGCTTTATCATCAGGAAGCTGCCTTTCGGGGATTGCAGAGTGATGTGCACAAAAACAATAGCTGCTTTGCAGATTTGAGTGGTAAGGTTGAGGCAATTGGCAATCTACTGCTTTCTATGGAACAAGCCGTGATGGTAATGGCGAAGTTCGCAGCAGTTCTTGAGGAACGGAAATTCTTGGAGGGAGGTGATGTATATGAAGTGGCTCGTGATCGTTCTCAGCCTGTTGTTCGTAAGCTCCGGAGTGATCGTGACGAAGGCTAGTGCCGATCCGCTTTATGCAATCAGGCTCAATCTTATCGAGGATAAGGTCTATGGCGAAGATGGCATAGCCCTGCGCTTTCCAGTTGAGAGCTTCGTTTTGTTCAGGGATAAGAAGGATGCAAGTAAGAAGTTGACGCTAGAGCAGGTTCTAGACTTTGTTAACGAAAACTCCGATCCTGCCACAGTTCCGAGGAAGCTGGTTATTTACAAGTTGGTATTTGTTCCTGTTACGTCGGTTCAAATACCATACACCGTACCGAAGTGGAAGAAGAGTAACTAGGGAGGTAGGCTTATGAGATATTACATAGGCTTGACTGGACAGCCAGAACAGACCCAACGGATAGTTGCAGGAGATGCCGTGAAGGTGCTGATTAATGAAGTAACCTTAAATTCTGCAAATCCGGTTATAGGGGTGTTAATCACCTGTGAAGGCAGTGATATTCGCTTTGCGTTGGGTGGAGTAAATCCTACGCAGGGCGTTTCTGGTGTAGGACATATTTTGTATGCAGATCAGTCTTTGAAGTTAACTGGAACAGATGCGATTCAGTCGTTCAGATTTATTAATAAGACGAATGGATCAAATGGAACTATTCAGGTAACAGTGGAGTACGCGCCATGAAAAAACTAAAACTGCTTCTTATCAGCTTAGTCAGTGCACTCCTCTTTGTTGGAGGCGTCCAGGCGCAGTATCCAGGCTCACCATATGGTGCCCCTCCAGGAGGAGCTGGCACTGGAGACATGAAGAAGTCAACATATGACACTGATGCGGATGGAAATATAGATCTGGGGGCGGGTGGTACCGATGCTACATTGAGTGATCCTGATGCCGACAGAATACTTTTCTGGGATGACTCAACCGGGCAAGTTGATTGGCTGGATATTGGCACGGGACTATCAATTAGTGGAACCACGCTAAGTTCTACTGCTGGCGGAGCACCATCAGATGCACACTATTACGTGAATCAATCAGATGCGACACTGACTGATGAAGTTGTTGTGACCGGACTTGAGTCTGTGAATGGGATCGGAAAGGGTGACGGTTCTGGTGGGTGGTCAGCAGCTACTCCTGGCACTGATTATTATGCTCCCGGTAGTGCTGATGTGGCACTGGATGACGGCGGCACCGGAGCAAGTCTAAGCGATCCGAACGCTGACCGCATCATGTTTTGGGATGACTCTGCTGGCAATGTAAGTTGGTTGACTGTTGGCACTGGTCTGTCAATCTCTACTACTAGCATCGCTGGTACAGACGCGGTGGCGGACGGCAGCACCAAGGGAATTGCCTCTTTTGACGCGAACGATTTCAACTCTTCCTCGGGCAACATTTCCATAGACTACGCTAATGGTCAGGCAGCATCTAGCACAGCCAAAGGATTTCTAACATCTACTGACTGGAACACTTTCAATGGCAAACAAGACGCACTGGAAACGGGGGATGTAACCTCGACACATATTCTGGATGGTACTATTGCTAATGCAGACATCAATGCCTCCGCTGCGATTGACGCAAGCAAGATCGCGGATGGATCGGTGTCAAACACCGAGTTTCAGTATTTAAACGGCGTGACTTCTGCAATCCAGACCCAGCTTGATGCAAAGGAGGGGACGCTTACCAACGAGGCAGGACTCTATTCGGCCTTGTCGGATGTGAGTCAATTCTACGAGCCAGGCGATACACTCCAAACTGGTTCAAGCACCTCACTTCCTGCGAGTTGCACCACGGGAGAGCTGTACGTTGACACTGACGCGGATACAAATGGTTCGCTCTATATCTGCGTTTCGACTAACACCTGGAAAGAGGTAGATGATGATGGTGGTGGTGCGGGAGGGACACCGGGCGGCTCCGACACTCAGATTCAGTATAACGATGGTGGCAGCTTCGGCGGTATAGGCAGTTTCGTCTATGACGATACCAACATAGAATTGGCAGACGATTTCCGTCTAGCTCTTGGCACAGACGCAGACTGGCTTCTTTCTTATGAGGAAGCCGACGAGGACACGCTCAGCATCCAGACTGCCAAGACCGCCTCGTCCGGTACCGACAATGCGATGGTCACGATTGCTGTCGATACTGGCAATGCCGGAGTCCCTGCCAATCAGGAAATATTTGAGATCGGTCGAGGTGCCCAAGATGATGGCGACGCCAACTTCACGGAGTTGTTCGCTCTTGATACAGAAGGTGATCTTACCTGTGCGGGTACAATTACTGCTACAAACGGCGTGCAGACAGGTGCATCAGCGCAACCAGCCATGACTTTTGACGACTCAGATTCCGCCTCAGAGTCTACTGACGCCAAAATCTACGTTGATGCCTCGGATGCGAACGCTGGGAGTGAGGACATTGACATCTATTTCCAGACGCAGGTCAATTCCAACCTCACAACCATGATGCAAATAGACGCTGATGGGAACCTCGAAGTAGCTCAGGACATCAACCTAGCCTCGGGCAAGAACTACAAGATCAACGGCTCGCAGATAGCCGCTTCAAACCTCTCCAATGGCACAACTGGTAGCGGCTCTATAGTCCTTGCAACCTCACCGACGCTTACAACCCCAGCAATCGGCGCAGCCACTGCTACAACCCCGGCAGCTGATGATAATGACACGAGCGTTGCCACGACTGCCTACGTGCAGACAGAGCTTACCAACTATGCTTCTGATTCAAAGACTCTGACAAATACAACCCTCGACGCCAACGCGACTGGCAACACCGTGAAGATGTACGGTTACATTCAACTCACCCACCCGCATATGGTCGGAAGCGGCGTTGAAGCCGGACTCGATACCACGGATACGAACGAATATTATGGCCAAGCCAAGTTTGCTGATGATGCGGACGAGGCCACAAACTATGTCGAATATCGCCTTGAGGTTCCACGGGACATTGATACAAGTGTGGACCTCGTCGCTTGGTTCAAATTCAGACTTGGCGGGGCTGACACAAACGACCACGACTATGTGATCTCTATGGCCTCGGTTGCCGATTCCGCTGACTACACAGGCACCGTAGGTAATGCTGTGAACCTCAGCTATACCGCCGATGCAAGCGGTGCTGACGGTGACGTAGAGACGGCAGGCGGCGATACGCTCACCAATTGGAAGAGCAACCTCACTGCCGGGAATCTCTGGGTGATAAGGGTTGCCAGAGATGGGGACGATGGCACGAATGACTCGTCAACGGTTGACTCATACAGTGGGCCGTTAACCATTCGCTATGGGATAAGCCAATGAAAAAATTCATAATATTTTTAGCCTTGTTGTATGTTTTCTTCGCTTGTACCGGAGCGACTATTATCGTACGTGGGCCTGTGGTCAATACGCAATCTGGTTGTGATGACTGTAGTGGTGACTTATCACTTGCTCATCACCTCGAAAATGTAGACTGTGAAACTGGTACTCCCTGTGGCTGTTCCGACAATGCTAGCAAAAGCCTTACGTTAGGCTCTGATGCCTCTATCTCGACGCAAACGGCAACCAACTGGCCTTCAGATGGTACTCATTCACTTGCACTTGGAACTGGTAATACCACTTTTCCGCTTAATTGGGACAAAAACAAAGGAACTATCTCATTTGACATTTATTGCAGTTCTTATACTGCTACCCAGAACGCCGTATACATCGGAGATGTCGATGGCGATCACGTTAAAGTCATCATGGTATACTCCGACAATAACAAAGTTTATTTCCAGATAAGACATAACTGGGGCACTACATGGACCGTCGCTTCTGCGGCGAACGCTTTCACTGGCGGTAAGGTCAGTATAACTGCCAAGTGGGATACAACAGATCACAGTGGAAACTATATGGCACTTGATGTGGATGGTACCACCACTTATGGGTCAACGGCGTTTACCCCTGTAAGTGGAACATACACGACATTGGTTGCTCCGGCGAATGCATCTGGAAATACTTGTTATATTGATAATGTGAAGGTTTATGTATCGTGGCAATGATGAGCAAATTGCACTATCTTTTCTTAATTATCCTACTATGTGTCTTGTGCGACTATCAAGAGGCACTGGCAGCAACAATCAATGCTTCGAGCTGCTCCGCTTCAGATGTGCAGACCGCCATGAATTCCGCCAGTGCTGGCGATACTGTCGTGATTCCTGCATGTAGTGGCGGCACTTCGTGGACTACACAGGTTTCATGGACTGCACCAGCAAATGTGACGCTGAAGGGGGCCGGAACGTCAGCCGTTGGTGGTGGTGACCAGACTGTTATCGTAGATGACTACAATGCTAACGCTAAGTTGTTAAAGATTACTGTTTCATCAACCGGTACATTTCGCATGACCGGAATAACTTTTAAAGGCGGTTCTTCTGGGGCATTGAAAGATAATGGAGTCATAGCTTTCACTGGCCCAGGAACGGTTCGTATAGACCATTGTCATTTTGACACCAGGTCATATACGCAAGACAGCCCGGCTAGATCACAAAAAATAGTAGTGATAGGTGACAGAGTTTATGGGGTAATAGACCATTGTATCCTAGACCTTTATGGTGCGAGTGCAGTGTATGTCTTCAATGGAGCTGGCACAGATAGTCAAGGGAACAATACTTGGGCGGCTGATACCGACTTTGGCACAAGTGATTTTTTCTTTTTTGAAGACAATCAGGTAAATGGCTATCCAAGCACCTCTGGTGGTTATGAAACACGGTTGTTTGATGGGTGGTCTGCAGCTAGGGCAGTGATACGATTCAACAGCTTCCACGATAGCTGTGCTCTGGAGGAGCATGGGACAGGTCATGCTGGTGGTGACCGTGGCGTAAGGGCAGTTGAGTGCTATGGCAATAAATCTACAGAGAGCAGTGCTGCACTGAACGCTCCTAATGGACCTAATTTTACTCTTCTCTCACTCCAATCAGGTACGGCTCTTGTCTGGGGCAATGAAGCAGTAAACTGCTACAAAAATGGAATAGTTTTTAGGGTTACCAGAAAAGATGATACCACCTATTCGCAAACAGCTACTCCGAATGGATGGGGCTATTGCGGGACAGACTTCAATGGCACTGGTTCCGACTGGGATGAAAACTCAAGTGCTGGTACTGGTTATGCTTGCCTAGACCAGCCTGGAAGAGGAAAAGGCGATCTTCTTACTGGCAACTTTCCAAATAAGATAAACGACACGACAAACGGCATAGATTGGCCGAATCAAGCCCTGGAACCAGTATATACCTGGAATAACAACATCAGTGTTGTGGCCGGATGGGGAGGGGCGGTTTATAAAAACCAGACAGATACTACTAGTGGCTACAGGGTGCAATCAGATAGAGACTATTACGAGCAAGCAAGTGGCGTCCAGACATCACAGACAAACCCCTTTGATGGCACTTCCGGCGTTGGCTGGGGTACTCTGGCAAACAGACCGACAACATGCACCAAAGGTGTGGCTTATTTTGCCACGGATCAGGGCTCATGGAATGAAAGTTCGTCTAATCCATATGGTGTTCAGCAAAATGGTGCAGACGGAGTCTTATATAAATGTACGGCAACCAATACATGGACACTTTACTATACTCCATATACCTATCCGCATCCACTGAATGCAGGACAGAAGATGCTAAAAGGTTGCACTCTGATAGGAGTATCGCTACAATGAAAGTGAAAGTCTTGTTCTTGGTAATTGTGTTTTTGGCCTTGACCACAGCCGTCTGGTCTGCCCCATTTCTCGTCTGCGATCCACCACAGGCAGGTGAGCAGCTTGATTACTATGTAGTAGAGATTGGCAATAGGGTTCTGAACCATGTTGAACCAGACCCTACCGGCAAGTACGGTTTCAAGGTCGATCTGTACGAACAGGTGCTGCCGGATGGTGACTTCACGGCCAAAGCCAAGGCTGTCAACATTTGGGGCGAGTCGGAGTGGTCTGACCCTTTCGTTTTCAGCAAAGGACTTCCTGGGAAACCGGGCGGGGTAAGATTGTCGAAAGAATAGAGTGGAGCTGGGAGACTGGTTTTTGGGGATTTGGTTTCTGGTGGTAGAATAAAAATGGAGGATAAAACAAAAGCATTGAGATGCACAAGGAGGTGGCAACAATCTGGTTCGATAGATTTTCTATGGTGGGATACTGATGGGCTGCACGGGCCCACATTACAGATGTAAGTATAACTATCAAATAAGGCAGACAGTGTAATTTTAACGCGGTAAAATTACCAAAATACGAGGCTGTGTCAGATGCGATACCTAGATGCTAGAGTTCTTGATCAACTTCAGAACGAAGAGATCAGAATCTTCTCCCTGCTTTATCTTGAGGTAAGCGGTTCGTATTTCACTGATTGTGACATTCCACTTTATGTAGACGGAAACCTCTACACTCCGCATCCATATCGAATTCAACCAATCACCTACGGTGCAGATCAACTTGTGCTGACGATGGATGTTGAGGTTGCGAATCTTGATCAAGCCCTGACAACCTACTTTGTCGGCGGAACGCCACAGAAGACGGATGTTACGCTTAAACTCATAGCTCTAGACTCCGATTTAAAGCCCGTGGCTCAGGTTACAGGGCCAGTGGCATACTGGCCTTGTGATGATGGTTTTGGTGACACACTTCGTGACGAAAGTGGAAACGGTCATATTGGCACCGCTTACAACTTAGATCAAAGCGACTGGAATTACAACAGAGTTCAGTTTAATGGAACAGATGAGTACATAGAGGTGCCAGACGCGTCGGATCTCGACTCGATTAAGTGCTTTGTAGCGCAGATCAAGCCAATCTCTGAGCAGAGCTCAGCTACTCTCTATCACATTGCCTGCTCGAAGCACATCGGTGGAAAGTTTGGTTTGTATCTTAGATATGACACATCGCCAAATAAGATAGTCATCAGGTTCGAGGACAGTTCGGGGAATATCTCCTCAGTGGGCTATTCGATCCCCGACTACGATGCCTGGTATAATGTTGTTGGATATTTCGATACTTCCGATAACAAAGCCAAGTTGTATGTTGACGGTTCTTACATTGGAGCCGGCTCGGCGATAAATGATGCAAATGGCTCTGGAACTGATATGACAAGTGCTTCTGTTCACATTGGCGGAGGAATTTCGAGTCGATATTCGTATTGCAGGATGAAGCAAATATTACTGTACGATCGAACTCCGAGTAGTGAGGAAATTACGAAGTTGTCGGATGGGGAATTCGTTGGCCCAGGTGCAGTGATCGTCCACCAAGGTGAGATTGATTCGTGGAGCCTAACTGAGGAAGCTGTTAGAATTACTGTGTCTGATGAACTTGTTCGATGGTCTCAGCGAACTCTCTCGACTTATTCGCCATCTTGTAGATGGAAAAAGTTTAAAGGGACTGAATGCAAATACTCCGGCTCCGAAACGTGGTGTGATAGAAGCTATGATCGATGCAGCGCACTTGGAAACACTGATAACTATGGCGGATTTCGGTGGCTTCCAAGTTTGGAGAAGAAGATTATCTGGTGGGGTCAGGAGTCAAAGGTAGACTGAGGAAGGGAGGTGAGATAGTGAGGTGAAAGATCGAATCTTCTACACGCTTGTGTTGACTGGATGCACTGGACTTGGTACTTCGCTCTTGGCTTGGGCAATTAGGTCTTATATCATGACATCAGTGAGGATACTTACTGAAGCTGTTGCTACAGTGAAGAAAGACATAGCTGAGGTAAAGAAGGAGCAGAAGTGTATTAAGAGTGAAATGCATGTAATAACCAAAAACTTGAAGTGTGAGCTTGAGAAACTTTGTCGAGAGAGGCAAAAAGCTTGTGCGATACACATAACGGAGAGAATTGAGAAGTTGGAAGCACACGGCCATAGTGGGTTGAAGGGGGATGAGAATAAAATAACGTTATGAATAGAGCATATCGAGACAATTTGGCACACACAGTTCGTACCTTCTGTCTGAAGTGTGCGTTGAATGTCAAAAATCTTGAGAAAGAGTTGAATGAGACAATCCGCCTCTCTGATCGAGAGTTACTTGTAGACTATGCGTGGAGTTGGCTGGGGACTTGGTATACTTGGGGAGGAGATGATCCATCTGGATTCGATTGCTCCGGTTTGGTCGTTGAGTGTGGGAAAGCGTTAGGCCTGCTTCCAAGAGGTGGAGATTGGACTGCGGACGGCCTTTTGAGAAGATGGAAGAGAAGAATTGTCTCGGAGCCGTCAGAGGGATGTCTCGTGTTTTGGGTGGGTGTTGAGGGAAGAGCAGAGCATGTTGAGATCTGCTACAACAGTAGATTTTCGATCGGCGCAAGTGGCGGTGGACGATTTGTAAGAAGTCGAGATGATGCAATCTTGCACAATGCTTTTATCAAACTGCGACCTATAGAGTCACGCAGTGGAAGGAGGATTTATGTTGATCCATTTAAAGGCAGAGCATAAGATACTCGTCTGTTTGGTTTTAGGGGTGTTCCTGATTCTGTCTGGATTTGCATTTGGGATCTTGGCATTGACGTCGTGTGAGACGATGAATGTACATCTCCCCGCAATTCCAGATGCACCACAAGATCGGCTCGCGATGGCACAGAATCTGTACACGGGGCAGATAGATGATTACAAAACCCAAATCGCCAGGCCAAACTTAAGTGAGGAAATGAAGGAGTTACTTCGACATAAGAAGAAGTTTTTGGAGCATGCAGATCACGTCATCATGACCTATCGAACCTTTGTGAAAGCGGGGCAGAGTCCAACGCCAGATGCAGAACAAGCGATATTGGACTTGATTAACGACCTGCAAACTATGGCAATGGGAGGTTAAAATGGGTGGAGAGCTAGTTATAGGTGCTGGACTGGAGCTTGTAAAAGTCCTTGCTCAACTTTATATTTTCCATGCAAGGATGGCTGGAATGACACCAGAAGAATATCAGAAGTTTCTTGTCGATGTTGATGCGAAGTACATGCAACCCGAGTATCGGGCGGAGAATCTTCCAGATGTGGAATAAGATCAATGCGATCTTGGGTGTACTGGTACTCCTTGGAGCTGTCGTGTCGGGCGTATACTTTCTTGAAGAGCACTATGCCACAGCAGAAGAGCTGAGAGAAACTAAAACCATAGCAATAAGGGCTCTTAGAAAGTCGGATCTCATTCAGCTCAATTTTGTGATTGCGACGAAGCAACAAAGACTCTGGTCACTTCAAGATCGCTTTGGCTGTCCTCCAAAGCCGGAATGTCCGCAAGAGGTGAAGCAGGAAATGAGGCAGCTTGAGTACGATCTCAAACAACTCCGCATCGAGCAGCAACAGATTATGAAGGAGGTAGGGAAATGAATGACTGGAAGGATGTAGTAACTGAAGTTACAAGTATACTCTGCTTGACCGGAATTGGTGTGGTTGTTATTTGGAAGTGGGGCGGACAAGGTAGCAACATTGTCTCAACGATTTGTGGTGGGATCATTGGCTACCTCGTCCGTGCGGTGAGAACTGCTAAGAGGACTTAGGATTTAAGATCACTGCAAGTGCTCTAAGGATTTCTGTTGCCCCTGCCTCGAATTTCTCAAGCAGAAGTCTGAGTTCGTGAACAAATACATGAAAATCTTGCTCTTTCATCTCTCACTCTCCCTTGTCTGTGGCCATTTGCGGAATGACCAGCAATGTCCATCCTTGTCAATAGCGGGTATGACGCGACAGTAGGTTATCTTTTCCTTTTTCATGTAACGAAAACCCTGGTGAACGCAATATTCACATATATCTGCCTTTCCAATTTCTGTTTCTTTCATAACCTTCCCCTCCTTCTTCGATCAGCCTTGTAGAAGATTCCCTTGTCAGTCACGACTTCTTTGATTCTTCCAGCTTCCTTGAGGCTGTCTATGATCTGAGCAAACTCTCCGGCTCCCTGGTTCAGCTTCTTGTAAAAGCGACGTAGAAGTACGGAGTGTGAAACTGGCTCGTCACTCGATGCAACGAAGCCGTAGATTAGATCTCCAACGTAGGCTTGCTGCGTGGCTCCTATGTAAGCAACGGCTCGAGGCAGGCTTTCTTCGATCAACTCAACAAGTGCGATGGCTTGTTGTAGGATTTCAAGATCAACAATTAAGTTGCTCGACTTGCTCACCGACAAAAGCATTGCGACTTTTAGCACGTGGTCATGCTTTCGTTCATAGAATGAGCTGAGCTCAGATGGGACTTGAAGTGGAAGAGCTTCATACCAGCGATCAAAGGCGGTTTCGCATTCCGGAGTCATTTTTATCTCCCCGTAGAGTTCTGAAATTGTGTTGAGATCCAAGATCAAATCTTCCTTCATCTCCTCTCGAAGCTCAGGTTTTGCAATTCGACTTGTCTGCTCACCATAGACGAGGATCACCCGTCCCATGAACCCACTCACCAGGGACATGGACGGAAAAACCTCACCAAGCTGCTCCGGTGTACAGGCAGAGAGGACACAGGGGCAGGGATTTCTAACCTTGCACAAGCCCTTATTTCGGGTGAGGAAGTCCAGACTTGCTTTGCCGGTGTATGCGGCAGTCAAGAATGTCAGGAGGTCTGTGATGTATGATGCCTTTCCGAAGAGATACGACAGCTCATCGGATTGGATCATTACACTCCCGTCTGGTACGATCTTATCCTCGGGGGTAATAGCCACCCTGCACATCTGGTCCATGAGACCCTCTAGGCTCATCCGACCTCGAACGATGTTGATTTTGGCCTCAAGGGCAGATAGCAGATCGACCCCTATCTCCATCGCTACAGACTTGCGGCACACTCCAGATCGAGCGATGAGGAATACGTACATGTTTGGTAGAAGCTGATATGCTCCTCGATCCATCCATACGTTTCGTCTTAAAGTACTTGCTAAGACAGTCAGCCCCACCCACATATGGAAGATGTCCGGTGATTCCTGCTTGACGATGTAGTCTCTATATGCCTGCAACCAACCATCTTTAAAGATCCTGTCCGTCGGCATAGTGAATCCTCATATCACGCTGTACTGCAACGCGCTTTTCTATTACTGATCCAGCTGACTTCTTCCACGATTTAAGCAGCACAAGCTCATCACATCTACACAGAATCTCAAGATAGCCATCGAGGAACGTTGTCTCTGGAGCGATGCGGTCGAAAAGTGCACTGTTCATGTGAGGACACACTACAGCATAACCCATTGCCCACCACTTTTTAGCCTCGGATCGGGCGCGGAGAATATTTAAAACCCTTCCGAAGACCGTTCGTGCTCGGTAGGGTCCGGCGATGTAGACTACTTTCATATTTCTACTACCTCCATATCAGCCCAGTTCGGGCCGTAGCTGATTTCAATAGGGAGTTTACATGTGTAATCCCAAATGCGAAATTCAGTGCTGTATGCCTCTATAAAGGCCTCAATGCCAAATTTCAGCTCACTTTCTTTTATTGAGATGATTATTCCGTCGTGAAGTTCTAAGAGCACATTAAAGCCGGCTCTCGTTAGAAACTTCAATGCTTTTTTGTTGACATCGGATACGGTACTCTGAGGGAGAAATGCATATCCAGCGCGGAATGTTGCAGGGTCGTCGAGCCTCCCGAGGAAAACTTGCCTTCGGCCGAATGGATTGTAAAGCATTCTGCATCTCTGAATCTCCCTCTCAACGTAATTGTGGAAGTTCTTTCGTATTCCTGGGTATTTGGTATGGTATGTTTCCAACAGGTACTTGGAAGTGCTAAAGTCCACGCCTGTCATAAGGCTGAACTTCTTGGGTCCGAGGCCATAATTTCCACCGTGCACCAGACCCTTCGCTATCGTATAACGTGGATCGCTTTTTGAGATATCTTCACCGTAAACGTTCTTCGCATTTTGCAAGTGAATCGAAACTCCGCTCTCGAAGAGTTTTAGCATGTTCCGATCTTTCGAATACCACGCGACAATCCTCGCTTCGGCTTGGGATTGATCTGCTCCGAGCAAAACCTCTCCAGGCTCAGCTGTGAAGAAGCGACGTTGCTCTCCACGTTTTACGTTTTGCAGATTCATTCCTCCTCTACGGCCCTTTCGAGAGGCAAGACGACCTGTGGCAGTGCGGGTAAGAGAGTACTCACACTTCACACGGCCTTCTTGAACATTTTCATCTGAGAAGAGACCAAGCTGTCTGCGGGCTTCACGGATGTCAATGATCTTCAGGGGCACGTCGGTTTGATACTTATGCGCCAGTTGCTTAAGTACATCTTTCGACGTAGAGCCTCCGCGCTTGTACCGTTGCATTCCAAGCTTGCCATAGAGCAACTCTGCAACCTGCTTTGGGGAGTTTGCGTTTATTAGCATGCCAGTGGCATCTTGGATTTCCTGCGTGTATTGAGAAATTAGCTTCTTCAGAACCTCTCTGGCCTCGGCTAGTCTTTCTAGATCAACGGGAGTTCCTCGAATGTTGAGTTTGAAGATAGGCTCGAACATCTCGACATAGAGATCGTGATAGACACCGAGCATCTCTTCCTCTTCAAGCTCTTGCTTTAGTTCTTCGATGCACCAAAATGTGGCCACACAGTCCATGCAGTTATACTCCCAGTGTTCAAGCTCCCGTCCTGCAAAAAGTGCGGAGCCTTTTATTTCGTCCTCGTCGCTCTTGTAGTATGCAATGTCTGTGTAGATACTGGTTACGATATCTAACTTGTGGGGTAGATCACTATAGAGACAGTGATGCATGAACATCGAGTCCCAGATGGGCGGCTTGAGGTGAATTCCGTGCTCTAAGAGAACCCTCCAGTCAAAGAGGGAGTTGTGGGCGCGGAGTTCGAGCTTGGGAAGATTCTTAGCGAGAAACTTCCAGAGGAAGAGTTCTTGCTCCTCGGTCCAATAATTTGCGCCATTTCCCATAAAGAAAGGGACGCAAATTGCATCTTGTCTGCTCCAACCGAGGCCGATGCAGGAAAGTAAGTTATGTGGTGTTTCGACATCGATGACCGCCGGCCTTGCCTCTCGGACTAGCATCTCCACAGTTTCTATCACTTCTTCCAAGCTTGGCTTGAGAGTGAAGTGAAATGTGGGGAATTTGAAAGGCTCGTCCGAAAATGCAACTCTCTTCGCCTTTGCGAAGTCTGCAACCATGAGCGGCCACACACTCCAATTGCCTCCGTAGTGGAGGTAGGATGGGTGAAATGTTGGAATTACGATGCAGTTGTGATTGATTGTGGAGATGGGCTTTAAGGGTGAGCCACGGAAGTTTGTAATTCCGCTCTTTCCAGTAACTGCTTCTAGAGGGAAATTTCCCAGAGGCACAATAACCTTGACGTTTGGGAGATCGTTGATTTCCTCAATCAGCTTCTCTTTCCAAACTGCAAGCTCTTTCTTCGAGACTTTTGAAATCTTGTCCTGTGGGACTCTCATCTTTACAAGGTTTGTGATGCGAAGCGCGTCACGAGGAAGTCCCGCAGCTCTGAGGAGCATATCCAAATACCTTCCTGCAGAGCCTTTGAATGGCACACCTACTTCACACTCTACCCTGGCTGGAGCCTCACCGATAAGAACTATTTGTGCATCAAGTGGACCGCAAGGTCCGACCCATTTGTGCATTTTAGTCTCCTTTCAAGTAAAGCGCGATCTTGTAGAGGTCTTGCTGCGGCTTTCCACTGAATGGTGTATCTGGCGGAAGTTTACAGAATTCGTTCTTCAGCTTCAATGCGCATAAAGGACATGCATCCTTCCTCTTTGGTGCTCTGCTATTCGGGCTGAAGATGAAGGTTTTGATGAGCGAGGCCGGCCAGGACTTTCCACAGATCTCACAGCTGCTCTTCACATTGAGTTTTACCTTGTATTTTTGCATAAGATCTTCGACATTGCCATTCATTCAAATTCACCTCCTTTCAACTAGAACATCCACTCACTACCACAGTTTCGGCATTTGCATCGTGTAACCTGCTGCTTGCGAGATATACCGGTTGCAAGCAGAGACAAACCCCCTGTAAGCAGTCCACCTACGGCCTTGCCCCCGGAGATGCCTTTAGTAACCTCGTCAAGTTTCGTGTACACGTAGCCTTTGGTTTGACAGTGTGGGCAGATTATCATCTTCTTGTGTCGCCAAAAGAGCTGAACAGTCATTGAAATCACCTCCTACTGAATCAAATTGCCAGGGCCAGATTCGAAGTACAACTCCGCAGCATTTGCATTTCGGATGCTTGTAATCTGGATCTGACTTTTTCAGCCTTCGCTTTGTCCAACATTTTGTGCAGATGACGAACTGAGGCATCGCACATCCTCCAAAAGTTCAAAGTAGCTAGTGAGATAGTTTGAGTAGAGGGAGCATGTTGTGAATTCCTGACACAAGTTACAGATGGACTTTCCTCGATGCAGACTACATCGAAGCATGGCTTCTTTAGTTTCGACGTAGCTCTTAACGGTTTTTAGAAGTGTGTCGCTTTCAGTGGATGTGGCTTGATCTGCACCAAAGCGACAGCTGCAGGAGTAAATAGGCGGTGGCGGACAGGTTCCATGCCAAGGATTTGTAGCATAGATCGGTGCACCACATTTCGGACACTGTGAAATTTGACTGTACATTTTTAATCACTCCCCACCATGCTCTAAAGATTTTAACCTTCGATCGTGATCTTCAACCTCGTTTGCCAATTGCATCAGGCAAGAATTCACCTGCTCGACAATGTTTCTGATTACACCCTCTATCGGCCAACCTTCTGCGTCGTTAGGCATTTTTATCATCCTCACCCTCCTTTCCAAAAGCGATTATTACAGCAAGTGCCGTGCCGCCTGTGGCTATGCATACCAAGCTTGTAAAGACGACAAATTGCATCCAAAAACTCAAAGACGTTTCGTTCCAGAGCTGTGTGATGATATAAATCAACAGGGAAGATGTTAAGATGATAATCGCTGCAAGTATGTGTCTAGACATGATACGTTCCTTTGGTTTTCTTGATATTAGTCGCATGCGATAAAAACTGCCAAGGTCACACCTCCGACGAAGATGACAATAAGTGTAAAGAAAAGTGGGAATCCCCACCAGATGAAAAGATCTTCGGGCCGGAGAACATACCACAGAAACGGAACCGTCCAAATGTCTATGAAGAATATAAGTGATGCAATTGTGTATCGTAATAGAGGAATTCTCAGGATCGTTTTCATAGCTTCCCCTCGGTACTCAACTCCTTATCTAAAAGATCATTATACCTCTCCCAGCCAACTAGCGACGTGGGCAGCTTTCCTTTCTTTGTTACCACGTTGCCATGATAGGCAGTCACAAAGGCCCGCAGGCCATGCCTACCATAATGTTCTGGATTCTTTTCGGCAAGTTCTATGAAGCCTGTGGGATTACCTGTCTCTAATAACATCTCGCCTCGTGGTCCACATGGTAAATTAGTGGCTGGATGCTTGTAAATTGGATCTCCTATTTTCCACCAACAGGTCTGCACTGCATATACAAGCCTGTTTGCGCCTTTGGCTAGGAGCTTTATCATATCAAGCGTTATCTGATTATCAGCTAATGTAATCTCGTCGATCATTATCTTCTTCTCCGCTGGTCAACATAGTCCCAAAACACACCAAAGCCCGCACAGAGCGGACACACAGTCATATCTCTGGCCTCAGGCTCGATAATATCCCATGTGCTCGCGTCGTTTGGGCTTTTGTTTAGCAAGACAATGCCGTAGCCGCCGCAGTAGAGGCAGATGAAGTATTCAACATATCTAATTACGTCGTCGTCCCACCATTTCATGTTTTCTCCAACGTAGCTCTCAATCTATTCAAATTCACCGCTTTTTGTAAATTAATCCAGCTATCAACATAAGTAGCATAGACGTCGCATCTATCATAATGCTTGCATCTATTACAAAGCTGCCTAAAGTGTTTTTGCATACACTTTGTAAGAGCTACTTTGGCCACAACATAACGATAAGCTGCGTTTTCTATATCAGCTAGTCGGCTCATCCGACATCTCCTCTAATTTTCGCTAGAATCCTTCTCACCTTATCCGGATCGAGATTTCGATACTCGCAGTACGGACACTCCCCGACTTTATGGAGGCCCGCGAATCTGGGACGACCACAGATGTCAGTCTTGGCAACGAGACAGATGGCCGTTCCATCTCGTCTCAGAAAGTGTTTAACCTGATTGAATTGTGATGTAGCCTTAACTATTTGTTCAAATCCAAAGCATTCCTGTAGCGTTATGTCATTCTTGTTAGCTGTAATTGAAGAGTAAGCCCTAAACAGAAAGTTTGGACAGCCATATCTGGCTGCTAGTACATGTACTAGAAGTGGCATTTTTCATCTCCTTTTAGACCATCCATTCCCCTGCTTCTTTGAACATGTATCCTATTGACTTAAAAGCTCCTAGAAATTGCCATGCAGCTATCTTTGCATTCTTGCGCTTCAGATGTTTCCATGCAGATCGTAGGAAGAGGACAAACATCATCATATGGAAAAGCCGCCAAAGTCTCTTCGCATCTGCCGGCCCTAAAACGCTCATTTTTGCGTGAAGATATTCGATCATGACTCTCTAGCATCCAAGTTCAATAGCTGACATGGTAGATATGATTGAGCACTCGTTTCTTTATCATCTTCAACTTCCCTCTTCTCCCGTTGCAATGCAGCGAAAATGGTAGTAAACACACTCTACCTCGTTGCAGTATTCTATCGCGTCGTCCATGTCAGGGATTGGCCAAGGAACGTGAGGTTTTCTATGTGGGCAGTCCTTCACATCACAAGTATCTTTTCCTTCGCAGATCACTAGCATTTGTGTTAATCTCCTTTCACTTTAGTCTCCTAGACCCAATGAAACGGAAATCTGATCCTATTCGAAGCTGTTGTACCTCTTGCGAAGCAGTCAAACAATTCCTCTGCTATTAGTCCGTTTGCACTACGGTGCCAGCAGAATTTACATACGTTAGTAAATCTTTGGTTGAAACGTTCGTTGATAGTCCGCAGTTCCCTAGATGCAACCTCGCAAAATGGACAACCATCAATGTTCTGGTTGTAGTGGCACCTGCTCATCTCGTAAAGCAACTGCAACGGCTTACAAGTAAGCCCCCTCATTCTTCACCTCCATGTACTCACAGTACGGACATTTGCCTATCTTATGCGTTCCAAGAAATGCCCATCTGCGTCGGTCTGCTGAACAGTTAACAAGTCCTACGCAAATAGCATCTTTGAGAGAATCGTGGAGGAAGTGGACTATATAGTCATAATCCTCTTCAGCCTTGATCCTTGAAGCAAACTCGAAGCATCCGTGTAGCTCCCATCCTCTTTTATCAGTTAATGCGCTCCTGTATTGGCTGTTTATGGGATTTGAACATCCATGTAATTTTGCTGCTTGGAAGGGAGTTAGGTTGAAGACAGTTGTTGTGTCCATTTTCGATCCTCATCTCAGATATTCAAGGCGAATTTGAGATGGCCAGCAGGTAGGGCAACCCACACCCCGACTCCACTTTATTGTGCTTACTCCCAAGGCCGATGGCCTTCTGCTGGCCGATCCTAACTACTCTTCCTCCTTCAGAGCCGTAGCAACCGCAACCGCAATTGCCTGGGCGAGATCCTGCCAGAAGGGTTGACGGAGAATGTTCTCTGCCGTGTAGCTCTGCTCATCGACATTCCACTGCCTGTCGATAGCAAGATCACTGTGGCGCACTGCCTGTTTGCCCACCATGTTAGCAGTTTCCACGGCATTCTGCAAGGCCTGATTTGCAATATCCTGACGAACATTATCATGCTGTTGAGCATCGAGTAAGATCTTGTCCACATAAGATCTGTTTCGGCGGATGCTCTCTAGCGACTCGTGTTGGTATTCGTCGTACATGCGCTTGACATTGGCGAACCACGCCTCATCTTTCCCCGTTTCGAACTCCCGTTCAATGTGCTTCCTCTGATTCCCCTTCGCTGTCGTCATGTTCTCACCTCCTTTCACTGTGGATTTGACTCCTACCGACTCAGCCTCCAAACTTAAGCCTCTCAACCCCAATTCCAAAGTATTTCTCGTCCTTCTCAATCGAAACACTCCTCCGTCCGAGGAGTGTTGCAGCTAACGCTGTGGAGAAAGAGCCGGCACATGGATCGAGAACAATTTCGTTCTCGACGGTAGAGAGCTTTATCAGTCGTTGCATCAGCTCTACGGGCTTTTCTTGTGGATGACGTCGCTCAGTTGTAGGGGTTCGTTTGATGTCAAAGACATTAAGGCTGGGTTCACGGAGCCTTCGTCCAACGCCCTTTGAGCAGAAGAGGATTATTTCGGTGCGGGACATGAAGTTATAATCTGTGTTCGTGAACGCTCCTCCATCCTTCAACCAGATTAGCGGTGTTGATTGCACATGAAACTTCCAAGGAACTTCGATTTTTGGGAGTGATTTTGTAGAGTTGGGAAAGAGTAGCTCAAGCGAGGTCAAGTAGTCAAAGTCTCCAGTAAGCACATCCCGCCACAGTGAGAAATCGGTAGGGCTGCAGAAAAAGTACATGTGCGTATCGTCTTGCATCACTCGATAAAGCTCTTCGAGGATTTTAAATATCAGCCCAAAAGCATAGTGCCAGTCGTCGCGATACTGAGCTTTGAAGGCAGAGATACCGCCTTTGTAGGCGTCGATGTCAATGCCCCATGGAGGGTCGAAGATCACAAGACTTATAGTCTCGTCATCTACTTTCTCTTTCAGCACTTCAACTGCATCACCACAGAATATCCGGTATGGCATTGGGGCTGGGATTATTTGTGAAATGTCTGAGTCTGTATCTACATCTGAGCCTGCATCTAGATTCTCGACGGCTTCCTGATATTCTCGCTCTCTTCTAGCAATTTCCTCAAGCACCGCCATCTCCTGAAACCGGTCCAGCGCTTTGAGGGCTTGATTTCTGGACGTGAGCTTTTTGAGGTCTTTGATATAACTCATTCCCTCAACCAGTGCCATGTCCTGAGAAATCGTGGCCGGAGAGACATTGAGCAGCTCAGCTGTGTCTTCGATTCCCCATCCATCAGTCTTTCGACCCCTCACTTTCTTTCCCTTCAACTCGCAGTGGAGATTGTGAATTTCGACTCTGAGCTGAGCTTGCTCGTCCCACGTAAACTCCTTGTGGAGATTTTCTTCAAGCTCTAGCAGCTTCTTTTCAATTGGATCAAGATCCTCATAATACTTCACCTCTATCTCATCGAATTCGAGGAGCTGACAGGCTGCGAGACGACGAAAGCCGGCAATTAGCTCTCCCGAGCTTCGCTCAACGCAGATTGGATTTATAAGTCCCCTCTTCTCAATACTCTTTGCAAGCTCCTCGATATCTCCAAGCTCTTTTCTTGCGCGATCTGTTACTTTGATGTCAGAAATTTTCATCATCGCCATCGTAGTTCAGCTCCTCTTTGCAATTTTAGACCGTTAAAATTACGGAGAGACGCAAGCTCGCCTCTCCGTAGATGTGATCACACAGGATAATACGCCTGAATGTTGTTGACAGGACGGTCGTTGTAAGTATCACTTGTTACATCAATGACCAACTCCCGACCGAAACACTCCTCAAGCTCAAAGCCGTCCTCATCCCATGCAACGTTGATTGTTTCGAGGAGATTTTTCAAATTCCAAAGAGCCTGTGGAGCGAGAGATGTTCTCCAGGAGATGAGCTTTCCCTCATATTCCTCATCCTTGATCTCAGCGATCCAGAGGATGAAAGGAAATCCATCTTCCTTCTTCATCGGCTTGCTTTTGTCGGTCAATTCAACATGGTACTGACCTTCGGGATAAACTTGAAATAGACTTTCGACTTCATCAAGCTTTACGTTGATCTTGGGCATAGCGTTCTCCTTTCAAAAATAAATTTTTGGTTTGGACATCTCAAACTACTTTCCCTCCTTTCCACTCTGTGCCAGAATTTTCGAGATGTCCGCATCGACAATTGCCTCAACAGGGAAGCTCGTCCTGGCACAGTATTTTGAGCCAACCGTGCGAATGAAATACTCCATCCGCTTTTCTCGGCTGTTGAATTTGTTGTACATGAAGTAAACCTCATCGAAATATGCTGGGAGCTTCTTTCGCATCTGTCCCTCAACCATCGGCCAATAGCCTCGAACGAACTCAACTCCGGTCATGTCATCCCGCTCGACCTCTTCGTACTCGTGAGCGATGCAGATGAAGTGTTGTTTCATATAAGCAGCGACGGTGCCGAAGAGTTCTTCGAGGTTCGAGAGGTACGATCCCCAACTTGGCCAGTTCATGTCGCCCTCAATGTCTCTCGTACTTTTCTTCTTTCCAAACTTCCCTTGGCCACGGTGGTAGATCAGCAATCGTTTCATATGCTCGACAAGACGAGTTAGGCTATCGAGGACGATTGTTTCGAACTTGTCAAATTCTGGATCTCCGTTGAGGATTTTGTTAAAAATCTCCAACGCCTTTATGTAACCCTGTGGAGCTTTCTTTGGTGGTTTGTCCGGATTTTCAGCCCGAAATATGAGATCATCCTCAATGAGCTTCTCCTCAATTGGATAAAGAACAACGGAGCCGTCGTCGATCAGGTGACGAATATTCTGCATCGCATGGGCCTTGCGGTCGACGTCAATGAGTGCAATAGGTTTTGGGGCCGTGGTCGCGAGGGTCGTCTTCCCTGATCCCGGCCTCCCAATAAATAGAAAATTCATTTTCCATCCTTTCTGAGCACACGCTCTAAATCCTTCGGCAGCTCTTCAGCTTTGAAGCCTGCTGCTCCAGCATGGCCTCCACCTCCGAATTGTTTGGCAATCTCTCCGACGTTGATACCATCGTGCGCCGCATAGAGCGATACGTACCAGGTGTTTTTCATCCATCCAAAGGTGATTAGAATCTCGACATCTCGATCTCGTGGCACCGCATCGAAAATCTTCGAATTTGTGAGAAGTCTGTTCACCGCTAGAGCCTTGCGGCCTGCAAAGGTCAGATGGAATGCACATCGCTCCGCATAAACACGATTGTCTTGAGTGATGTACCTCAAAACCACTCTCCCTTCTTCGAGGATCTTCTTCGACTTCGCATAGCTCCGTTTAGAGAGGAGATCAAACCAAAAATCTAGGGCGTATGGAAGATCCGTTCGATGCAGGCGCATGCCATACTGAAATGGAAGGACATCCGAGACTGAGTGGTCCCAAACATCGTAGCGGCCGAGCATCTTGACCGCCCAGGGCATATTCTCCTTCGGGAAGAGGTACTTCCACGTAAGCTCACACGCTGCGAAATTCGGGTCACGCATCCCGACAATAGCAGCGGTGCCCTTCATCTCTTCTATAGCGGTGATGTGATGATCGATCCAATGCACAAAGTACGTCTCACACAGCTTCAGCATGTCCTTCCGTGGGTAACTGAAGTCAACGATGAGAAGGCCACCCCATGTAGGATCGAGTAGCTCAGAGAGCTTTTCGTATGGCGGCTCATCCCCATAATTTGCCCCGATCAAGTAAATCTTAAGATCTCGCTCCCTGAAATACTTCGCAGTAATTGCTGCGGAGCATTTGCCATCAAGATCAGAGGCATGGTAGATACAGACTGCATCATACGTCATACACACCTCCCTTCCCATCCTGCAATAGCTGTCCCGACAGGGAAGTATGGGACGCCACGAAGTGTCAGGCCCTGGTACTTGACTCTGGCTGTTTTGCCGATGAGCTCGTCCCGCACCTCCCAAAGTATTACTCGGGAGTTTTTTGTGAAGAGAGGCCCAGATCCAACCCGAAAACTCTCACCATCAGCTTCACAGATCAGCGCACCTAATGTTCCCTTTGGCTCACCGTGGATTGAGATCTCCTCAGCGTAGCCTATGATAGGAAACCATCCTCTCTTCTTCGGTTTGAGCTTAAGCAAGTTGCTTGTGCGCTTTCGCTCATAAGGCGCAAATGGAGCACGGAGGACTATTCCCTCATATCCCTGATTGAGGAAAATCTCATAATAACTCTGAAGCTCAGCTAAAGTGCAGGTTGTAGAATCGACGCGCTTCAGGGCCCCTGTTGGCTTGAGTTTTTTCTGAAGATACGTAAGACGATCGATTTGTGGCTCGTGTGAAACGTAGTCGAAGATGTGATACTCAATCCTGAAGAAATCTGGATGCATCACCTTCCGCTTCACGACGGAGATGATATCTTGGAAGGGCCATCCATGCACATAAAGCTCTCCGTCAAGCTCTTGAATATGGCCCCTGTCAAGCTCAAGCAAATCGTTTACGATGTGGGGAACGGTTACGAATTCGTTCCCCTGACTTGAAAAAAGTGTAACGCCTGTCTTGTGAAAGACTGCTCGGCATCGAACGCCCTCAATCTTGGGCTGAACGATAAATTCTCTTCCCATCTTCGCTACTAGCGAATCAGTTACCTTCCTCGCCAGCATGATATCTCTTCTGCCTTTAGCCATTTGTTCACCTTCTTTCTCAGCTTGTGGCTTCGAAGATTTCGTCCTCGGCCTCCGGCCTCTCGACGTACATATTCCGAATGTGCCTCTCCTGCATTTCTTCTCCAACGCCCTTGAGGGGGAGGTACTCACACCCTCCCCACTTTCGACAGACATCAGAGTCTGCATGGGGAAAGTGTTTATTCTCATGAGCAAGCTCGATGATGTAAGCCCACTCAACAAGGTACCCTTTCGCGATGTCAAGTGTTTGTGGCATTTTCGAAATCAGCTCTCGCCGGAAGTCAAGTTTTTCCGGATGGATGTAGATTGCGTTGATAACACATCTTGGAATGTTGTCTTTGTTCAATGAGAAAAGTCCCATCTCCTTCGCTGCCCACATATACCAGAGGATCTGATATGAATTCCTGAAGGAGCTGAAGTAATACTCTGTCAGTGGTCTGCTGCTGGTTTTGTCTTCGATGATGGAATATGTTGATCCATCTTTAATCACCGCGTCGATAATTCCAATAAACTCCAGCCAAGGAGTTGGCTTGATGAGAAACTTGACTTCTGGCTCGACAATATGTTCGTCGGGATAGGTCTCGGTGTAAGCATGCAGGATTTCCAATCCTCGCTCAACTGAGCGGAGAGGATCAAGTGCTTTGCTCTCTTCGAGAACTCGATTATCCTCAACCCACCTCTCGACAAAAGCCTCGGCGGCTTTGTCAAAATCGAAGGTCTTTCGGAACTCCGCAACTCCTGCTGCCATACAGCCCCCGAGGGAGAGGGCTTTTGATTTTTCCTTTGGCTCAATACGCCTCACATAACGCCAGTAGTATTTCTTCGGGCACTCGTTGAACGCCTTAATCCTGGAGTAGGATAGTCTCATGTTCTACCTTTCTGCTGGTTAGGCTGTCCTCTGAGGGAGCTTGAAGCTCCCTCAAAAGAGGACTTTAGAGATGAAGTAAAGCAGCGCAAGGAAGGAGACGAGCTTCCAAAGATTCCAGAGAAACCTAAGTATCAACTTCGACTTCAACTTCTTTGAGAAGCTCCTTCAGGACCTTCTCTGCAATCTCAGCAGAGATGCCCTGAAGAGCTTTCGGAGCTGCCTGACGCTTGAAGCGTCTGTCAATCTCATATCCCTTCTTGCGCCTTGACCTAAGATCTTCTAGGAATTTCCGCAGCTCCTCATCGGACATCTCCCTGAGATTTAGAATCTGCTCCAATACTCTCGACCTCCTTCCTATACGCCTGGAAGTCCCTCTTGACCTTCTCGGATAGGGCGATGATTGCGTACGCCCTCATAGAAAGCCCTCGCAGAGCAGCCGCCGCTTTCCATGCACTGTGAAGATCTCGAGGAACTTCTCGGAGTGTGTATGCCATGATTGGCTGTTGACTTTCTTGTTCACTCATGCTGCCCTCGCATTCGGGAGAGGGACATTCTTGCCCCCTCTCCCGGTCATGTTATCCCCCGACTTTCTTGATAAGTGCCTCGATTTTTGCCTCAAGTTCGGGGTTCTGCTTTGCAAGGCGAGCGAGCTGTGCAATTGCGCTCCTGGGACGGGTTTTGCTTGCGCGAAACTCGTTCATCTTATTCGAGGCGTGCTGGGAGTTGATCAGCGCAACTGCCTTCTCGGGGCCGAAAAACTTGCCGGCCTCTTCGAGGCTCTCAAAGACTTCGATCTCCACCGTTCCGAGAACTTCACCCTTGCTCTTGACTTCTTTCGTGATCTTTTTCATGAAAAATCTCCTTTCTGAGGTAGGAATTTAACTTTGTGACCCCTCTTCAACCTCCTTTCTTGTACCGAAGATGCAGTCTGGGTCAGGACTGCATCTTCTGAACTTACTACCAATCTGGCGGCTCGACCAGAAGCTCAGCTTCTTGATCTCGCTTTCGGAGTACGAGATCATACTCAATTCCGCGCTCCTCGTAGTATTTCATCCACCCCGCCAAGACATCTCGATCTGCTTTTTCGGTGAGTTTGAATCGGCGAAATGGAGAGTTGAATATCTTCTTCATATTCCCAACTCCTCTCTATAGACTGTGGCGAATAATGTAAGTCCTGCGTGGGCAAGGACCAACATCAGCGTCGCATAAAAATCCTCAAGGACATCGAGAGGAATGCCAAACTTTTGAACTTCTTGAAGTATCGGAACGAGCTTGTCTGGAAGGAGAATCGTTCCCTTGACTGGAGTGCATTGTCCTACTTTCCAGTCATCTGGCTTCGTTGCTGTTATGATGACTTTGATGAAGCGATAAATAACCTCTGCCGTTTCGCCTCTTGAATTAGAGTATTCATGCTCTCCTTTTCTCTTCTCAAAATCTTCAAGGACATCTTTTAAGACATCCTCATCAATCCCATTATAGTCTTTCATGATTTTATCTCCTGTCTCTGAGTGTACCTGTATTGTACCACAAAACGTAAAAGTTGTCAAGGGTTATTTTAAGGGGCCTTCGTGACTTCGCTCATATCCCTTCCTCTCCGAGTTTAGTGGCGAACAGCACCCAACTCCGATGAACAACTCTTCAGAGAAGGCTTGAGCGAGTCTGCACCAGTATCGGCCATTCTCAAAGAAAAGTGCAGGACACTGTAGCTCAGGATCAAGCCCGTAGAGGGTGAGGCTGAGCATACAGCGTGCCTGCTTACAGCAATAGCCACATCCAACGCATTGCTTCATTTCGCCCTCACTTGAGCAATCTTCTCCTCTGCCGACTCGCAAAGCAGACCATAACCGGCCTCGCGTAGCGACTGCAGCAGGGCATTAGCTGCGGCACGAACGGGTCGCTTCTTGGCGTTCTTGCATGCCGCAGCACAAAGGGCGATGTTGAAGAACTCATTCGAGTCGAGTATGACTCGATGCAGCTTCAGTTGTTCAATTTTCATCTCATCTCTCCTTTCCACCGGCCATAGCCGGCATTTTCGATCAGCTCATTTCGAACGAGCTGTTCGAATTCTTGATCTTCCAGAAATAGTTGCTCAGCGAGGACTTCGTAGCCAAACGTTCCCTCAGGTGCATAGCACCCTGTTACTTCTACGAGAGATGGTTCGGGCAAGGTGTGCTCATCTCCGAAGGATGGCGGAAAAACTTTTCCTTCGAAGATGATTGTCACATCACCGAGCAACACTTCGGCAATGCTGAACTTTGCGTCGCTGCTCATCCGCACTTCCTCCTTTCTTCCAGCTCACAGGAGCCGGAGACGATCTCGATGCCGTCGTTGATGAGTTGTGCTTTGATCTCGTTGACATCTCTGTAGTGGCCGTCGATGTTGTCGTGAAAGCTGGTGTAGCTCAGGTCTAGACAGCCTTCATCGGAGTGAGAGTAGATTGCGAGATCGTAGCCTGCGATCCGCAGGCTCCAGCTCGAAGTGATGGTTTCTTCGAGAATCTCTGCGTCATAGACATGGTCTATACATAGCAGATTGAGAAGCCTGGTTAGTTGGTAATTATAGAGGGGCTTTTGAACTTCAAGCACCTCTGGCTCTTCATCATCCATCATTCTTCCCGTATGAAAAACATAAACGGTTCGCTTGTTGGAGGATGCATATCTCTCAAGCAGCTCGTCCTTATCTGCCTTTACGATGATGGATGTCCTGAAGGACAGAATTTGCCTTTCATTCATCACTGTCTCCTTCCTCGAGGAAGATTACTGTGATCTCGGCCACTGGCTTCCTCGACTTGGCTCGAGAGAAGGTTTGATTGATGTAAAGAATTTCGCATGGCGCATTTACATCGCCGGTTTCGTACCTGTCTCCGCCGTGCTTTCTGGCAGGACGTGCGAGATGGTAAATTGTTTTGATCATACCTTTACCCTCCTTTCACTGTTGAGGATTCTTCGAATCAGCTGCCATAGGGTGCGCTCATAGAGGATGCAGAGCATCCTTGCACGACCCTGAAGGCGGCACCATAGATGCATTGGGTGAGCATAGTGCTGAACTTGAATGCTGTTCATATCTCACCTCACTTTCTCCAGCAAGTACGCTGGCCCAGGAGGAGCACGAAGTGCTCCTTCCGAGTCAACATGCTTGACTAGCGTCTCTTCTCGATCCAGATGATCGTGACGTGACACGCCTGATTTGTGGCTTTGATCCTGATGCAGGGATGCCAAAAGTTCTTGCCTCCCAAAGCCTTTGGCATCCCAAACATCAGAATCAGGAGGGTGACGCCTCCAATTGTAATTTTTCTCATCTCAAAACCTCCACAGCCAAACGAAGAAGTGAAAGGCGATGTAGGCTGTGGTTAGGGCGAGAATGATCCAACAAACTGTGTCTGCAGTTTTCATGGCTTTTGCCTCCGCGTCTGCGGCACTTTGTGCCTGTCTGTAATTTTAGCGGTCTAAAATTACCGTCGAAGCTCCCGAAGGTAGGAGGTCAGTGTAAACATCGCGTCAAGCTCTAGAAGCGAGAGCTTGTTGAGCGCGTTTTGCATCGCTGCTGACTGTCTCGGGGCACGTTCTGAAACTTCGGAGAAGTTTTGCATGATAGCCTCTCTGAGCCGTTTCTTCGCAGATTCAATTAAACTTTCCATCTCACGCTCCTTTTTAAATGCCGAGAAACACACAAAGCCCCATGCCAAACAACACGCAGTTGTCGGCATCGATCTCGCCACCGTTTTGCCTGGCTACTGAGCGGTGCCAGCAGCCGAAGCAATCATCATAAATCTCCTCTCCACGCTCCAGCCAGAAGATTTCCTCGTTTCCACCTAAGTCGCAGAATGGACATTGGGCTGGAGTTAGATGATTGTGCTTTGCCTGTTCTAAGAGAAGCAGGTAAGGCTTCGGACTGAGTCCTTTCATACTACACTCCTTCTTCCCAATAGGGATGCGCGTCTGCTTGCGAGATGGCGTCGAAGACGTCATCCGCGAAGCGTAGGTCATTGTCGAAGGCCTCTTCCAGCTCCGAGCGAAGCGGTTCTGGACAGAGGAACTTGACATCCTCGATATAAAGCCCTTCAGGTGACGAGGGATGAACCATACCTTCGACGGTTACTTGTTTATCTCCGTACATAACTTCGGCAAAGACTTTATACCCCATTTCAACTCTCCCTCTGTGAATTGAGTATCTGGCGAGCTTGCCTGTGATCAAACAACTTAATGGAGTCGTTACGATGAGGTGAGTGATAAACCCTGCTGCCGATGCATGCCAGCAGAGCTCACATGGTTCTTTATCTCTGTAGCGGTCTTTTGCGGCCATCGCAAGACTGCAGAATGGGCAGCGATACTCACTACTCTGCAAGGCATCTCGATGCCGCTCTGCAGCCTGTTCGTAGAGCAGTTGCAGTGGCTTGCAGGAAAGTCCTTTCATCATTTGCTTCTCCTCTTCTCAATCTCTCGGAGGATATGCTTCTCATACCGAGAGTTTGGACAATTCAGCCTTGCATTTTTCCTTGCCTCGATTAGTTGCCTGTAGGTCATCCTTCGAATTTTCATACTACCCTCCACTCTTCAAAATCATCTGTCAGATCAAAGTCTGGCTTGAGATACAAGCACATCTTGATATGCTTGCATCTTTGGCCAACCCTGAGGCGATTTGTGAAGTGCGGACAAGAACACCTTGACCTATGTCCCGTCTGCACTTCATACGTCTTCAGCGCGTCTGAGCAGACACGGTAGGTGTTGGAGTCGCACTTCACGATCCAATAGCTTTTATCCATTTTCATGCCTCTCCTTCCACTCCCTGCACAGGCTCCAGTGATCCTCGGAGCCAATTGCGTTGCGTCCAGTGGGTGTGATTGCGCCGGCTTTGTTGAGGAGCTTCTTGGCGCGAAGCGTGTCTTGGATGCGCTGCCACTCCTCGAAGGAAATTTCGAAACCTGCGCGGTAGCTCTCTTTGTAGCGCAGGTTCGTCTCGCCGCCGTATGAGTTCTTATACGCTCTGGTGGCGGCGAGGACGATTCGCTCTTCGAGCGTGAGATTGTGCTTCTCCGGAAGGAGAGGGGCAAGATCCTCGGCCCTGGCGTAGATCGTGATGCCGAGGTCTTTGCCCTGGAAGTAGGTGCGCTTGATCAGCGCCACTCCTTGCTTAAGCTCTCGAAGGGAACTGGGAGCCGAAGGCTCGAAGAATGGATGGTTTGATGGTAGCTGAAATACCTTTCCGGTCTCCAATCCATAGAGCAGGAAGAAGTCTCTACTTCCTCCACTCCAGTAGGAGCGAAGCTCCTTCGGAACCTCGGTACTCAGCCTTACTCGGTAGCCTGAATACCCTACCGCGTGCTTAATCGCACGGATGGTCGGGTCTGCTTGAGCGGACCGTTCGAGATGGTAGCTCATGTGCTTGTTCTCCTTATTGCATTGCGAAGTTTTTCATAAAAAGCCCGAACGCTCAATGACGCGCTGTTTCGTGGTCATCCGACGGGTTTTCATGATTTCCCTCCTTTTACCAGTCGGCGGACAGCAATGATCCTGCCCGCTTCGTCTCGGATAGCAGACTCCGGCCCCGTATCCGGGGCATACAGATCGTCCCGCCCCTTGACGGCAGCCAAGACCATGGCCGAGACCAAAAAGATGGTATTTGGTTTCGGCTTGGGGAGTCCCTCCACTCGCCCAGGCTTGTATGTAACCCAGGCGAGTTCATTGTCCAGAGACAGGGAGACGATGCCAAACTTGTCGGCAACGTTCTCAACCCTTGCCACCTTCCCACTGGGTGGGAAGGTACGGGTACCATCCCCTGCCTCAACGGTAATCTCATGCGGTGTCAGATTAACAACCTTCATCTATTTCCCTCCTCTTTTCAATAACTTACTCCAGTCGCCGGTGTCCAGGGCGACTGAGACTCTTTTCCCGAGAGCGGTGCACATGTAGTAGGAGTTCTCCAGAACTGGGTTGATAGTTTTCACCCAATTCAGGAAGGGGCACCACTTCAAGCAGGCAGAGGCTTCGGAACTTATGTCGTTCAAGTCCGGGTCTTCCCTGGCCATTACCTCTGCACAATAGGGACATTTCTTCCCTGCTCTGTAATTCTTCTTAGCAAGGAAGAACATCTCCTCGTCATATTTCGTAAACATCTTGGGTCACCTCCTTTCATTGATTCTCCTTTCAGGAGAAAAACCTGATACTAGATGACGCTCGGCTCCTATCCTTTTATCATTTCGCGCAGCCGAAGAAGCTGCTTCAGGCCTACCTTAAATTCCCTGTGCCGCTGGGCCAGTTCGGCCCTTAAAGCGGCCTGGCACCCAGGGCACAGGATATATTTACGGGTCACGTTCTGGTAGCCATTCCAGCCACAGTTATTTTCAGTGACCCAGCCATTGTGATGGAGGAGCCTTGCGGTGTACTCCCCCAATTCTATTTCGCGGTAATCTCCTCTAACAACAGGAGAGGGGGCGGTCACCGCCCCGCAGTCTGAACACTTCATGCGCTTGTCCTCCTTTCTGTGTGTGGCTGCTATCGCAGCCTTGGGTTTACTTCCTAAGCAGCGTCATCCTCGGCGGAGGAAACTGCCCTCCACTTTTGAGGAAGTGACTTAGGCTTCGCCTGAGCTCTGCCTCATTCCAAAGCATAGCTCTTGAGGCAAAGCCTCGGAAAAGCGATGCGTATTCTGGCTCCTTATGAGCCAGCCTTTCACACCGCTCTGCGATCAGCATCTTTGCCTCCCAAGGACGCAGCTTCGCTGCATCGGTCTCTTCCAGAAATCTTCTTAATCTCCGGAAGAGAAAATCCTCCTTGGGAGCTATGCTCCTGGCAGGACGTCTCTTCCTCGGAGCTATGCTCCTTGGAGCTATGCTTTGGGAGCTATGCTCCTCGGCCTTGAGCCTGGCCAGCTCTGCTTGCAGAGCTTGTGCCTCCTTGGTGGCCAGAAGCTCCGGTGGCAGAGCCTTGAGAGCCAGCTCCAGCTTCTTTGCCGATTTCATGCGCTTGTCCTCCTCATTGTCTACAGTTGTCTTTATAGCCCAAGTATAGCATAGTGGCCGAGGACTGTCAAGAACTTTTTTTCGTAGTAATTTCAATGGGTTAAGGCCGGCCGGCTAAGTTACCGAATTTACTGGTTTTCTCGGTTTCGCTGCGTAAGTGCCCGAAATCATTCCAGTTTTCCAATTTCCCGGTTTTCTCAATTGTGTCTGTGAGAAGGGTGGTAAAATTACGCGCAAGCACGTTTGTGCATGAGGGAATGGGTTTGGAGTTGGTAGGATTTTTTTTTTTTTTTTTT